TTATTGTTCGGGATTTTGTAGAGCCTTGATCAGTTGTTGCCGCTGCTTGGACGTCAGATAGACAAGAGTGGCTGTTGCTCCTCCTCTTTCAGTGCCCGTCCAGATAGTCAGCAGGGTTTGGTATCCATAGTCTTTAACCTCAATCTTAGTCATCCCTGGTGCTCCTCTCTACATAAAAAGTCTCCACCTGTCTGATCTCCAACCCCAGCTTGGCGAGCTTGTGGGGCTTGACATGCAGGCGGATCGCATCCTTGTCAGGAGTCACCTTGGTGACCAGGTACGCCTTGCGGCGCGTAGTCTTGAGCAGGGCGACAATCTTGTCCCACGTCCAGCCCTTGGTGGGCTTGAGGGTGGGCTGCCCCAGACGGTAACCGTAGGTAGTCAGGGCGGTGGTGCCGGATTTACGGCCCCTGGCAAACAGCTCGTCCCTGCGGGGGGATGCCCATTGCTCGGCCAGTTTGGTGAGCCGGTCAATCTCTCTGGTCAGCTCGCTTATTTTGGGGTCGTGATCCGTGAGCACTTGCTGCATGGCGGCCTCCTTGGCGGCCTGCAAGGTGTCCAGTTCAACACCCTTGCGGGCGATGTCGTCCAGGGTCTGACAAAATTCAGCCTTGTCCTTAATAACCTGCTGGTCGGTTGCTTTAGTGGTTGTGCGTATTTTACCCATTGTTGCGTGTGTGTTGTTTGTTGAGTTGTTTTCTCTTTTTGGCCAGCATGTTTACGACATGCTGCCAGGTAAGGTCTGGCGTGGCGCTGAGCCACTCCAGAAATCGCTCTCCATCTACAGGGACGTAGTACTGTCCGAGCTGCTCCAGCCGGATGGCGATCATGCCCGGCCAGCGGGGGTCGCAGACTTCCCAGTGGTCACAGGCTCCGGGGAAGCGGGAGAGTTGCAGGCCGATGAGATAGGCCAGTGTATTGGGATCGTAGGTCATGGCTGGTCAATGTAGATGTAGACGGGAGGGATGGGATTAACAGGCTCGGCTCTGTTGATCAGCTTGTGTACCAGGTCATCAGAGGAAAGATGATTGCCGTGATTGGCGCGGTTCAGCTCTGAGCGGATACCCTCGGTCATGATTCTTCGGCACTCCGGGCAGACCGCATAGGTCTGCCCATGGCGCTGGATGATCTCCAGGCGTGCGTGCCGGTGGTAATAGCAGTAGATGTCCTCATTCATGGCGGCGGCCCTCTTTGGAAGCATCAAAAAAGCGAGGCAGGAAACGCTTACTCAGTTCTCCCGTGTTGCGATTAAGGTGCATGTTGATGCCTGTGACATCGTGCATCAGGTTAAAAGCATCAGCCTGCTCCATGTCAGCAAGCCGCAGTGGGCACCCGTTGCAATGACATGCTTCCAGGTCCATCTGGATATCCATCTCATCGACGTCGGTATTGCCGTATTTACGGTAAAGGGCGACAGCCCGCTTGGCGATGCGCTCGATGATCTCAGCTCCGCAGGTGTGGCGGTAAACATATCTTTCATTGTTTGGCCTCCCTTGGGAGCCGGTTTGACATTGGGGGCTTGCCGCCCCCTGTCCTGTTGATTGTTAGTGTTGGTGCTGTACATGATGGTGGTGTTATTGGTTGGAAGTTGAGTCAGGCTGGTCGGCCTCAGTGGGGCCGACGGTGATACTGGCCAGGCGGATATTGCCCAGCAGGGCGTGCAGATGGGATATGGCCAGATTGAGGGAGTCATAGTCCGTCTTGGTCAGGAGGGCCACCTTGCAATGGCTGACCCGATCAACATGGATATGCTGGGTGATGTAAAGCAGCTGACGGTGCCGTTCCCACTGCGCCTCGCTCAATACCGGGATAAGTTCCAGAGAAAGGCTGTGATGCGTGGTGATGAGGGCGTCGAGGTCAGCCAGGCGGAGGACCACATATCGGGTTCCTCCCAGGTCAACGATGGTGTATTTAATGGTCTTCTTGCGCATGAGATAAGGGTGGAGTGAATGGTTAAAGGCCCTTGGCAAGCACCTCAATCATATCAGCAGCGCGCTGGAAGTGGTGCCAGCCGTAAGGCTCGCCGGCTTTGGAGGCCAGAGTGTAGCCAATAGAAAGGAGCTTGGTATAACGTCCCAGGCCGACGTCGTTGGCTACTGCTTTTACATAGCCGATGATGTCCGCGCCCGGTTCCGGCAAACCGTAGTGCTGCCAAAGTTGTTTCAGGTCGCGCAGGGGCAGCGTGTCTTTAAGAGCCACGGTCATGCCTCGTTTGACGATTTGTTCCAGAACGCCCTTCCAGGACATGTCCTTATTGAGCGCGTCACACCATACTTTAGTGCCGATAAGCAGCATTCCGCAGTTGCACTCGTCGGCAATTTCGCGGAGCGTTTCCACGGTGCGGATGCCAAGCTTTCGCTCCTGGAGGATCACCTGGTGTATTTCGTCCACCACAATGAGGTGCTGGGGCGTGATGGTCCGGTACAGGTAATCCATGTACATGTCCATGTTTCCCGTGCCGGTATTGCCCAGGGCCTGGGCCATGCGCCGGATCATCTTGCCGGGAGAGGGAGATACCGGGCAGCGCACCAGAACCGTGGCTCCCTTGGCGGCGGCATATTCGCGGATGGCCGTTGTCTTGCCCCGCTGGGTCATTCCGATAACGGATACAATCTGCTGCCGCACGCGGGCATAGTCCGCCGCGTCCCATATCCGTTGCGCCATGCTAGTCTGTACATACGGGGGCTTGTCCCCTGCTTCCAGCCGGGCCTCGTGAAGGGATTTATAGCGGTAAATGCTCGTGATCACCTTGTCCACACCAGCGCCATACGTGCCGGAAAGCACGCGCTGCACCACGGTGGGACTGTAGTTGATGGCATCTCCCAGGGAGGCAAGAGTCATGTTTTCCTGCCGTCCGAGGTTATTGAGCCACAGCACGGCATCGCGCTGGGCGGCCGTATAGGTGGAGCATTCCTTGATGGCTGCTTCGTACTGATCCCACTGCGTTGCAACCGCAGTGCAATCCTGTTGTTTTGTTGTTTCGTCCATATTTTAGGGTTGGTTAGAAAAGGTCTGAAATATTCACTTCCACGGCGCTTTCGTCGTTATTCGCAGGTGGCGGAGTATCGGAAAGGAGGGCGGACATGTCTTCTTTGCGTACCATGCGCCGCCCTCTGGCGGTGCCGGGAACGGAAGGGGTGATCAGGCCCAGGTCGGATTGGTCCGCCTCGTGCATCACGTCCTTGTTGGCCTGGTGGCGGCTCGCGTTGAAATTGTTTTCCGCCTGCCAGCGTGCTTTCTGCCGGGCCATGTCTGCGGCTTTGCGCGCCTCCACCTTGCCGATGGTCTTGTACAAGTCTTCGCTGAGCGGGTTGACGCGGACATACTGCGGAGCGCGTCCCAGGATGCGGCCTTGATCATCCAGCACAATCAGCTCGTGCAGGGCATAGGGGTTGATTACCACGCGGTATTCCTTCCGGTCGATCAGCCGGACGGGCGCCTGCCCGTCATTGGAAATTTCAGCCAGATAGATAATCGGTTCGCCGTTGTTGCAGAATTTGTCCTGTACCCTGATCAAGCCGTCGATCACGCGCACCGTGCGTCCAAAGTCACGGTCATCCCCGATCAGGTCCACATAAGCCGCCAGGGGCAGCCTGACCAGACGGCCCTTGCCACGTTCCCATACGTCTGCCGGGCTGAGGTCCGTTTCCCTCACCAGGTCCGGATGCTGGCCCACCAGTGCCTGGAGCATCATCTTTTGTTCCGGGGACTGTCTGAGGTCGTGTTCATTTACCCAGCAGCCGTTGCCGATGCAGTACTGTATGGTCTTGTTGCGGCCCCAGCCGCTGATTTTGTGGTCTGTGCGGCCATTGATCAGGGCGTACTTGATAGTGAGGTATTCCGTGAAGTCCTCAAAGTTCATGACCGGCATATCAATTTTGTCGGCCAGGTCGTCGCGCCCCTTGGCGCGCAGGGCTGCCTGCCAGAAGGCCACCTGTTCTGCCTCGCGCCTCATGCCCCAGGTGATTGCCGGCTCATTGCGTCCTGTCCAGCCCACCTGCAAGGGCAGATTGCCCTGCACGTTGTGAATCAGGTTGTGCGATCCTTCGATGCCGGCTTTGGCCTGCGGGTTGCCCTTGCCGCGCGCCGCCCGTCCTCCGATCGCCTTTTGAGCCGCTCCCTTGATGCCGCCCTTGCGGACCTTGAGCACGCCGCCCGTGGCGGTTTCCAGCAGTTTGATCTTATCTTCGGAAAGAGTCGCCGTCCGGTGCTCCATCATGATCACGCACGCCTCCGGATGGTAGCCGATATAGCGCAGCACATAGGCCAGGAACATGAGGGCCATTTTGCGGTCCAGGGCTTGCCGCCTGTCATCGGACATGCGGCGGAAATTGGGAATATGCCCCCAATGGATGCGGCATGCGCTGGCATAGTCGAACATGCCGAATTCGGAGACGCGCACCGCCTGCCCCCGGTACATGACTTCCGCATCGTGCATCACGTCGTCCATTTCATACCACTGCCCCGGCTCCAGCACGGAGCGGTCACGCAGCACGGGCAATTCCCGGACGGCTCCCATGCCAAACCGGGCGCGGTGGATTTCCTTTTCATGGTCGGCAAAAATGCGGTACAAAGCGCGTTCGTTGACTTCTTGCGGAATGGTGCCTGGAACGTGGCGTTCATAGCCGTCAATAGTCATGCCTCCGTACAGGAAGATGGTAAATATTTTGCGGATGGCCTCACGGCTGGATCGGCATTCATGTTCGGCAAACCGTACGGCCCAGGCGCGGAAACGAGGGGTTTTGATGCCGTAGTCCTCTACCGGCTTGTTGTTGCGCACGCGGCCATCCAGCAGAACATGCCAGTCCTGCGTGGCCTGCCAGCGTTTGATGATGCGGGACACCTGGGTAACGCTCAGTCCCATGTGCCGGGCCATCTGGCTATACAGGCCGCATGGCCCGGTGAGACGCTTGCCCTGTTTAAGCGCGCGCTCCATCCACTCAAGCTCATGCGCCCACTTGGTCACACGGTCGCGATGCTTTTCAGGCAGGGATTCAAATTCCTTGTCCGTCGCGGCGGCGGCATAAATGGCAAGAGTTTCCGTCATCGTTATGCGTTGGTTAAGGCGTTGATGATCCTGAGGGCGTTATTGAGAATGTCTTTACCTTCTGCCAAGGCATCCTGGTTCACCAGCGGCAAGCGTCCGGTATCCAGCATGGCTTCAAGGTCCACCATGATGCGGGCAAATTCATCACATGCTGATTTTTGCCGGGCGGCCAGTGCTTCCTCCGGGTCCGCAATGGGCTGGGGTTTGCCTGTTCCCCGGTTGTCATCAATGGTGCTGGTGCCGTGAGATTTGGGCGGAGTGACCACGCCAAAGTCAAAGTAGGCTTGCCGGAGGCTGTCAGCGTCGGAAAGCTTGCCGATCTCTTCCAGCGTGCGGGCGTCTCGGCGTCCGCTTTCTATAAGCGCCACATCCACCGTGCCCAGCTTCCGGGCGCGCTTGAGCACTTCCCGGTAGAGTTTCATGTAGCGTGCAGCCGTGCGATATTCAAAAGTGACACATGTGTCACTTTTGCCAAATAAGGCTTTCCATTCCCCATGCTGGGCTGCCGCTTTCATGCGTGCGAGCAATCCACCCAGCACAACCGCAGTCATCCAGCGTTTTTGCTCAAGGGTTTGAATTTGATTTGTCAATCCGGTGATTTGGCCGTGCAGAGCGTTGGCCCGGACGATTGCAATTTCCCAATCCCGGTTGGTAGTTGTCACCTCATTTTGAGGCATGATCTGAATCTCATATTTCATCTTTGAATTTTCTGAAAGCGATTTTGATTTTGCGCATGGCGGCGCGCTCAATGCTGAAAACCCGTTGCCGGGTTAGGCCCAGATAGAGGCCAATTTCCCGTTGTGTCAGGCTGCCGGCATGATCCAGGCCATAATGGCGGCGGAATTCCGGCACCCGCCAGAGGGCCTGCCAAATGGCCCATTCTTCCTCCGTCATGGGGATGTCCATGTTCACGGCGTCCTCAGGTTGCATGGCGTTATTTGGTGAGGGGTACAGGCAACACGGCGGTGCGGGCATCCTTGAGGCCCTCGCGCACCTGAGCGGCTTCTTTGTCCAGGCAATACACCACCGCCCAGGCGGCCAGCCAGCCCATCAGGGCCATAACGGCCACGGCTCCAGCAAATTCTGCAATATCCCGCATAATGATATTGATGTTAATGGTGGCGGCGTTTAGGAAGCTTGCTAATCCTGTCCAGCAGAGCTTTACTCTGCCTTATCCCTGTGAGGACGCTGGCCAGGTGCTGGTAACAGACACCTAATTCCGGAGCGGCTGTTCTATAGCTCCAGCCCTTGTCCTTGAGTTCTTGCCGTGCCCTCACCAGATTCCCGGTCAGGGCTTTGGCCTTGTGTTTCTCTTGTGCTCGTGCGAACATACCAATCGGAATATACCGAACCGTATGAACAAGCAAGAAGAAAATATGCAAAACAGTATATTTTCATTGCGACTTCTTGAAGCAATGAAATCAAATGGACTAACACAGAAGGAATTAGCGGATTCAGCAGGAATTACTCAAGCTGCTGTATCAAGGTATTTGAGAGAGGAAAATACTCCAAGAGCATCCGAATTAGGGGCACTCGCAATAGCTCTTGGGGTAAGCATGGATTGGCTTTGGGGACGAAGCGGAAACAAAGAAGAGCAACATGAGCATTATCACGATCTCGAAAATTGGAAGGTGAGAGCCATTAAGTCTGAAGAGAAGCTGAAGATGCTGAAATCAGCCATGCAGGGGTGGCTGAAAAAAATTTAGCAAAAATGTTCGCGGGAGAACAATTAACTTGTTAAAAAGATACGGAACTATGCAAGAATAGTCTTTCTGTAGGATTTTCACCATCATTCAAATGTTGGATACCCGGCAACATATCCGGAGAAAGATAGAGAAGATGGCTGGAACAAGACTAAAGTAAATAATTCCGAAAAGATATAATACACAGTAAAATATTACCATGGACAACACAAAATACTACTATCAATTTAATAGTAAGGCTCGCGGTCCAATCTCCGCAGACAAGATCAAAGCCTTACTGGACTCCGGTCTGATTACCATGGATACCATGGTAGCCAAAGAGGGTGATCAACAATGGACGCCGTTAAACCAGGCAGATATCATTTACTCCCCTAAACAAGCTGAGGAAACTACTCCAGCTGAGGAAGTCAAAAAAAAGAATCCTGTCAGCATGCAACGCCTCATCTACGCTTCTATGGTGTTAATTGCATGCTTGATATTAATCTCCGGAATCAATACATGGCTACTCTGGCAACACAATGTTGTTCTTACAAAAACCGTAAAACCGCAACAATGGGAGTATGATAAAAAATTTATTAGTCTAATCCATGAATACACGGGAAAAGGATCCTTCGTGGATCGTAACAAAGATTCTGACTGGATCAAAGGAGGATGGGAGCCAATCATGATCATTAACAAAGATGGAATGGGATTTGACTGCTTGATGCGTCGCCCCAAACCAGCTCAATAGCATGAAAGTGGCAGCCCAGCACGGAGAATGGGGAAAGCTTTTCAATCCAAATTCGAACAATTGTGCGAATTTCAATTTTGGGCAGCGGGAAGCTAATAAAGTTATGAAGCTTTACCGGGAACCATGATTCCCATTTCAAATTCAGTAAGGAACCAAAAGCGACACATGTGTCGTTTTTGAATATCAGCAAAGGGGGGAGTTATTCATCAAAACGGAAACATGTTTCCGTTTTGATGCCAGGGATGGGAGAAGATGTCTGAAATTCTGTCGCGGGGAATGATCAGGCGAAGGGGAGAGGCGCAAGGGCTTTTGCATGGCCTGAAATGTCGGAACAAGGCTGATGCCCGTGTGTTATATTATGCACATGGACGCAAATATCACTCGCTGGGTGAAGGGGGGAACTTGTGGAGTGACGGAGGCCGCCCGAATCCTTGGTTACAGCCAGGACACCGTGCGCCGGATGATTGAGGACGGCGAATTGATCGGTTGGCGTGCCAGGCGCGGAGGCCGTAAATTTTTGATGTACAGGGCGCAAGTAAAAGATGTCGCATCCAGGGCACAGGCTCAGGCGGTGCAGTATGCGCGGGACATGCAGCAACTGACGCTGCCCCTTTAATTTTGCCGCAAATGCCGCAAATACAGCTTTTGCGGCAAACGCCGCATTTGCCGCAAACGCCGCAGCGCCATCCGGGAAATGGGCTAAACTGCCCACATGAACGACGCGCAAAAACAAGATTTTGGAGCTGCTACGGATAGTGGAACGCATGACGGACAAACCCTCACGTTGGGAAACGTCGGGGCAGCTGCCACGCAGCAAACGGCAAAGAAGAATACGCCCTGGTATTTAAGCCGGACATTTTGGATCAACGCTGCCGCCCTGGCCTCTTTATTGGTGCCGGCAGTGAGGGATTGGCTTGATTCCAACCCTGTGGAATTTACAGCCGCTCTTGGGGCGGTCAACGTATTGCTCCGGTTTGTGACCGTGGGCAAATATCAATTTGCGGAGCCGACCGGTGATCAGGATGGAGGCGTTGACGAGTCAGCGCCGAGAGCGTCCAACACATCCGGCGCCGGCGGCTCCGCCCTCCTGCTGATGATCGGCATGTCCCTGGTCATGACGACCTGGGCTTGCAGCAGCGCGGATAAGCAGACCGCCGCCAGCGTGGCTCTTACGAACGGCCAGGTGGTGGTCATCCGTGGCGGCTCGTCCCTGGTGGTGGACCGTGACAATCACAGCGTTGCCTGGTCTCAGTCCACCCCGGACGTGGTTGTGGTGCCGCCCGTGGTGCAGGCTACTTCCAAGTAACCGCTATTAACTGTTAACTGATCACTATTAACTATGAAAGTAGCACTGGACATAGGGCATTGCTCCACGGGCGACCAGGGCGCAGTGAGCCGCGACGGCCTGGCAGAGCATCCTTTTTGGGCGCAGTACACGCCGGCAATCGTCAGAGAACTGGAAAAGCTGGGGCACCAGGCGCGCGTCTTCCGCCGCGAGGATTACAGCCGCAGCATCAAGAATGAATGCGTAGCCATCAACGCCTGGGGAGCCGATGTAGCCGTGAGCCTGCATCTCAACTCCGCCGACAGCCCAGCCTGTAAGGGGGGGCATGAAGTGGTGCACTACGACGGCAGCAAGAAAGGCATTGCCCTGGCCAAAGCGATAGACGCGCAGTTTGACCTGATTGCGGAGCTGGCCGACCGCAACATACGGACGCCTTATGCCAACCGTGGCGACGTGTTTTTACAGGGCACCGTTTGCCCGGCTGTGATAGTTGAGGGGGCTTTCCTCTCCGTGGAATCCGATGTCAAATTTATCCGCAAAAAGGGTGAGGTACTGGCTCAGGCCGTTGCTCACGGCATCCATGCTTATGCGGTACAATGTGGGGCGTAATTGCAGAGGCGGCGGCCACGATGGACGCCGGAGCGGTGGGCCAGATGCTGGCCTACTTAATGGGAGCCGGCGTGATCGGCGGGGGTGGGTACGCGATGGGCAAAGCGCGTAAGTCACCCCAGCAATCAGAGGATGCCCAACGCGTTTATCTGGAAGATAAATTCGCAACTCGTGAAGAAGTTGCCGAAATCAAGCAACAACACCGGGCGGAGGTGTCCGACCTCCACGCTCGCCTAACCGGCATCACGGTCAAGCTCAATGAGATGTACGGACAGCAAAACATGATGATTGAAATTCTTAAATCACGGAAATCACTATGAACCAACATGCCAAGGTTAAAATCGCCATCCTGCGCAGTCTCAAGCGGATGCCCAAGACCTACACGATGCGCGACGAAGCATTGCGCGCGGAGGTCTGTCTGGACGTGCAGCCGCGCCCCACGCTGCTGGAACTGGAAGACGCTCTTACGGATCTGGAACAATCTTCCTGCATCATTGGCACTCGCAATGAACTGACCGGGGAACGCAAGTGGATGATCACGGATGCCGGCATACTACAACTTGGACAGATATGACCATCCCGGACGCCATTGTCACCGTTGCCTCCATGGCCTTTAGCTTAACCGCTTTATATTTATTCATTAAATACCGATGAAGAAACTCCGTCAGGACAGCGTAGCCGCCAATCTGCCGCCCTACCTCCGGGATGCGGTGGATGAGATGTTTTTCTCCGGCACGACCTACAAGGCCGTGCAGGAACGGGTGGCGGAAGACGGCATCACCTGGAGCCTGACGAGCATCGCGCAGTATTACCACAACCACGTCCAGCCGCTGATGGCGACACGCCGCAAGGACATAGCCGCCAAGCTCAACAAGATAGATGCCTCCGACCTGGACGAGGCTACCTTGCAGGCTGTGCGCTCCACGGTGTTTGACCTGGCAACCTCACCAGGCAGCGACCCCAAAACCCTGAAAACTCTGTTCGGCATCGTGCAAAGTTACGCCAAGGGCAAGCTGGAATCCACTCGCCTGCAACTGGACATCGACAAATGGCAGACGATGGCCGCCCAGGCACTGCTGGACAAGGCGCTTTCTCCGGAGGTCCAGGCAATCGTCAATGGCGAGGGCAGTGACGCCCAGAAGGTGGCCATGCTGCGCCCGCTGCTGTTTGGCAAGGCACAAACAATCACACCGGAATTTATCAATGGATAAAGGCAACTCCCAGCCCCTGATCAATCTGCTTACTTTCCAGGAAGTGGCCTTTTGGCTGCGGCTGCGCACCATGTTTTTCTTGTGGGCTCGGCAGCGCGGCAAGTCCTACCTTATTGCCGCCAAGGCGATAGACCGCATGCTGGAACGTGCCGGACGGAGTTGTTATTTTGTCAGCGCATCCATCGCCACGGGCAAGGAAATCGTGGAAAAGGAGGCCCAAATCTGGCACGACGCGCTGGCCAAACTGCGGGCAAAACAGGAAGCCCTGGGCAAGGAACTGGGCGGCAATGTGGTGGACAAGCGTTCTCACAAGCTGCTGGCCGTGGATGATCTGGCGGAACTGATGGACAAGCAGACGGCCCAGGTGCGCATCTACCATACGCGCACCTCTTACAGCCGCACCAAGATTCTGGCCCCCAACCCGGACACGGCGCGCGGCTGGACCGGAGATGTGTTTGGGGATGAAGTCGGGTTCTGGCCAGACTTCCGGGCGGTCCTGGACGCTGTGGAGCCGATCATCTCCCGCAACCCTGATTTTCTGATGTGGATGTTCACGACGCCGCCGGAGGACGACAAGCATTTCACCTATGATTTTCTCAACCCCGGCCCGTTGGAATTCACGCCCAACGCCCAGGGGAATTTTTACAAGACGGAGGCCGGCTATCCGGTCCACCGTGTGGACATTTTTGACAGCGAGCTGGCGGGACTGTCCCTGTTCGATCCGCTCTCCGGCAAGCCGGTGGCGTTTGAAGAATACCGCGCCCACGCCATGGACAAGGCATCTGCCGATCGCAACTATGCGCTCAAGTTTGTTCAGGGCGGGCAATCCGCCGTGCAGCTGGCGTGGCTCAACAACGCCATGTACAAGGGAGCGCAGTGCTGCACGGGCATTGATCTTAGCAAGGAGGTACTGGCAGCATGAGCAACTATGAGACATTGATACCGTCCACATGGGCGGAACACTTGAAAGGCGGCAAGGTATGCCTGGGCCTGGACGTGGCGTCCACCATTGAGGACAAGTCCAACCCGAGCTCGCTGACAGTGATGGAGCAATGGGAAGGCGTCTATTATGAACGGCTGGTTGTGCGATGGAAGACGGAAGACATGGACGTGATGGAATCCATCATCCGGCACGTACTCAAACCCATCGCCAAATCATATCGCAAGGCCTTGGTGGTCGATAAATCCAATGAAAAATTTGCGGCTAACAAACTGCGACAAAGACTGTCCGGCGAAATTCGCGTAATCGGATTTGCAGGGAACAACAATGTCATCTACGAGGGAGAAAAGACCGACGCCAAAACGGCCATGGGGTCCGCGTACTGTGGCGCGTTGGAAGATGGCCTGATCGCCATGCCCTCCGGCAAATGGCTGAGGGATGATCATCGGCTGGTCAAGCGCAACGGGGCCAAGTTTGAGTGCAAGCCGGACAAGGACGGCAACCATGCCGACACGTTTGACAGCGGCAAGCTGGCCTACTGGGGATTTATCGGCAAAAGCTTTGTAGTAGTCCCCCCGGAACCGGGACGGCGCGACGTGAACAACGCCTACTCAGAGGCGGCTGTCCAGGCAACCCTGGCCAATAACATCAACCTAGATGAAAGACCGTTTGCATGAGCCGGAACAATAAATTCAGAAAGGGAGGAACTCTGGGCAATCTCACGCTGACACCAGCACAGGCTGCCCGCCTGAAAAGCGACAGCAAGCCGGTGGTATTTACCGAGCAGGACTTGCGCGACATCCTGGGCGACCAATCCCGGCATCTGTCCTATACGCCTCCCCTAGACTTTTTGAACATTTCCACCGTGCGCTCCTGTATGAATGAAGCCCTGCGCGGAGCTTATGCGCAAGTACAGTGGATATGGGAACAGCTGGAACCGGCCGATGCCGTGCTGGCCAGTTGCGTGGAAAAGAGGGACACCGCCCTGAAAAAGCTACCCTGGCGCATTGTCAAAAAGAAAGGACTGAGTGATCTGGAAGATGCCATTGCGGACGCCCAACTCAGAACGGCCAAGGACTTTTGCAATGCCATATCCAACATGGATGAAGCAATCGCTGCATTCGGACAGGCATCTTTCAGGCATTTCCGCCGGTTGCAAATGGTGGAGACTTCCCGTGAATTTATTCTGCAAGTTACCGATAACTGGAATTGGAGCCGAGACGGCTACAATGGGAAATGGCAGTGGAACCCACGCGCGACATTTGGAACGGCGCGGGCGGAAGAGGTACCCGTGCCGGAATGGTCCATCCTGACGCGGCTCTGCCCGCGTCCCATTGACCAGGTGGCCATGATGCTGTGCCTGGACCGCAAGAACGCCAAGGCACAGTGGATGACCTGCAACGGACGTTACGGCACCCCGCCGTTTTTTGTGATCATGCCGGAAGGAACGGATGAAGACACCAAGACGCTTTATCTGAAAATGGCCATGCAGTGCATCAGCAACAGCTGCGGCACACTGCCTCCCGGTGCTGATGTCAAGGCCGTGAGCGTACCGGCCAGCACGCCGGACATGTTTCTCAAACTGATTGACCTGTCCACCCAGGAACTGGTGCTGCGCTCCACCAACGGCCAGATGACCATGTTGACCGCTCCTGGGGCAGGCACCAACACGGAAACCGGCTCAACGCACGAAGACGGCTTTGACGATTTGGCTGCGGCCGAAGGCAAGGACATTGCCGGCGTTCTCAACCGGGGTATGGTGCGGCCCATCATCGAACAATGGCACCCCGGCCAGGAAATTTACGTGGAACTGGAAATCAAGCACCCGGAAGCGGACGACACGGTGGCCAGCGTCACCAACATTTCCCAGCTGGCCGGAGTAGGCTACCGAACTCCCGACGACCAGGTGCAGGAATTGACCGGGTACAACGTCACCACCCAGGCCATGCCGGGAGCTGACGGGCTGGGCTTGCAATCTCCCCTGCTGCGGGAGATGCACACCCGTTATGCGCCAACCATGCTGTGGCCGGCAGCGCGTGAAGCGTTTGACCAGTCCTGCATGCGAAAAGACTGCAACAGCCGCACCCAGGAACCGGCATTGAGCAGGGATGAACTCGATACCCTGCGCCGTATGGCGGAGGTGCCGGGAATAGGAGAAGTGGCCAAATTGGCGGAAACGCTACAGGCCCCCTTAAAAGCCGCCATGGATACCGAGATGCAAAACGGCCCGCAAGAGCCGGGAACCCCCGTTGCAACCCCGTTGCAAATCGCAAATTTGGAGGATGACGACGAAAGGAAGGACACCAACGGGAAGATGAGCCGGTCGGAAGCGGCCAGACACGCCGCCAGAGTGCGCTGGGGGCAGGAAGGAAGAACCGGCCGGAACCGTGGTGTCGGGCGTGAAGGGGAAACCAGATCCGGCAGGAGCAACACGCCATTGAAAGCCGGCCAAAATGCCACAGTCACCGAAAAAGTGGATGCGGTGGAAAAGGCTATCCGGAAGACGGCGGCCAAAGGAGGCCGCGTGCAGGGAGTGGCAAAAATCGGAAGCAGCAGCCTGACGGTGGAACATGGCAGCCCCGGTCAAGGGAAGAAAGGCACCAAAGGGCACGGCAGCAGCCACGCCGCCGCCAAACACTTTGCTGACCCGCAGGACACAGATGCCAGGAAAGCGGCCAGGGCAGCCGTTGTGGGTAAGAAGTCGAAGGATGCCAAGAGCGGAAACGTTCGCTCAGAACATCAGGGAACCAACACCGTGCTGGGACAAACCGGGAAAAAGAGAGCCATCAAGATGATCACGGCCCACAAAAAGAAATAGAAAAGCCCCGGTCAGGAACCGAGGCCACAGTCAGGTGATACGGGGCCGCTCCCAACCCCCAATCTACGGAAGGAGCCCCACTGGTTGACGCTGACAGGCTTCCTCCCGGTGCACGACCGGACATTTACCTTAACAAGCAAGACCCAAATAACAAGAGCGAATTTAAGACATGAAAGTGATACCGTTTAATGAAGCGCCCCATGCGCCCTATGAACTGGGGAAAGTGCCGGCTGCCGGATGGTTTGCGGTGGAGCCAACCTGCGAGTGGACGCCCAAAATGCAGGATGAACTGCGGCGAGCCCTGAACGATCCTTCCGACACGGTATACCAGGCCCGGCTGGATGCCCAGGGATTGATGATCCTGGAAGACAATTTTTCCCTGGAAGATACCGACGGGCGCGGTCTGCCCACCTCCGAGCAGCACAAATTTGAAAAGGCGTTCGGCTGGGTGAAGGCGCTGCACGCGGAAGGGGATATGCTCTGGGCCTGGATTGAATGGACGCCCAGGGGACACCAGGCCGTGAATGAAGGGGAATATGTGTTCTTTTCCACAGAATACGATTACCCGGATTTTGACGTGATTGACAACCGCGTGGTGGCTCCGGTCCGGCTGGCCGGCCTGAGCGTAACCAACTACCCCAACCACAAGGGACAACTCCCGATGACCAATTCTCGCAAACAAGCAAACCGAGATAACCAACAAGACAAAGACATGAAACCGACCAACAAGACCCGCACGGCCATCACCAAGCCGAAGCGTGACAAGAACAGCGAGCTGGACCAGACGCCGGATGAACCGACCGAGGAAAAGACGCCTCCCACCCCTCCGGCCCAGGAGGATAACAAACCCGCCGACACGAATTCGGACACTGACCCGGATGACCCGGAAAAGGACACCAACGACGACGGCAGCGCTGCCGTAAACATCCTGATGCAACTCGCGGAAGAGATGGACCTGGACGAATCCGCCAACGCGGAGGACGTGCTGGCCGCCGTCCAAGGCCTCAAGTCCAAGGTGGAGGAACTGACCGCTGCTCTGGCTGCCGCCAACGCATCCGGAGGACCGGACACCAACAGCCGCAAACGGCGTTACCCGAACCTGGCCCCCCTGCGCGACGTCAACACGCGGATGCAGGGCCAGAAACCCAACCGGGATGTGAGCGTGCGCATCAACGGAATGAGACGCGACGTGAACACCCAGGAGAAAGCCATGACGGACTACTGCCAGGGCCGCGTGGATAAGGAAGAACACAAGCTGGGGCGTCAACTCAACTCCGCTGAATACGCCCGCGTCTGGCGCGATGCCCGCCAGGACTACCAGGACGGCCTGCGCTAAGGCATCCGGCAACAATCAACACACCAACACACGAAAGGAAACCAACCATGATCGTCTATGACAAGCCGGTGCTGCGCCGGCAATACACGGAGGAAGCCAGCAAGCAGGGCCATCTCCATGAAGGCAAATTTGCCTCCATCAATGCTGCCGGGGAAATCGCCCTGGAAGACAACGACACAATGCCCCATGGCGTGATCAGCGAGCCGGACGGCCAGCTACGTTCCATGCTGGGCAATCGGACCGGGGCATCCATCATCCTGTGGTCCAGCCAGTCCATCGTGCAGGCCCAGCTGGGCACAGACCCCGGCACCATCAAGATGAACACCCCGCTCAAGCGTAACGCTGACGGTACCGTTTCCGCATCCTCGGAAACCGCCGGCGACCTGATTGTGGGTTACGCTGTTCAGGACGTGGCCACCACCAAGGCCGGGCAGCTGATCAACGTGATCATGTGCAAGCCCTACAAAGTGGAGGCAGCCTCCGAATAACATCATTATTAACTTTTAACCATTAACTGATATGAGCACAAATTACACTTACTGTTACTCGTTGCACCAGATGGTGGTGGGCTGGTTCCGCCGTTCTCCGGTCAATCCATTGTCCTTTATCGCGCCGTCCGTGAAGGTGGACGGCGACAGCGGGACGTATGACTATTTTCCCCAGGGATATGCGTTCCGTCGCGTGGACACCTCGCGCGGACGCCATCAATCCGCCCGCAGCCTGGACCTGGTTTGCACACCACGTCCATTTGCCCTGGAGGACCACAGTCTGCGCATCGGCATCGACGATCAGGATTTGCATTTGTCCAGGGAAGAACTGGACGCCCGCCGTTCCGAAGTGGCCGCCCTTAAAGCGGAGGCCAGGACGGGAACGCTTCTGGGCGTCTGGCAAAGGTCCATGATTGCCGACGGGTTTGACCATTTCCGCAGCCAGGTTCAGGCGCGTTCCGGCGTGGGCAACTGGTCGTCTTCCTCCGCCGATCCAATGAAGGAACTCAAGGACGAGATTGACCGCATGGAAACCCAGGCCGGCATCAAGCCCAACCGCATTCTGATTCCGAGCAAGAAGTGGGATGTGCTGGGGGCCTCCCCCGCCATCCTGGATGCCATCACCTACAACAGCGCCAGGGAACTGACCGTTGACTTGTTCAAGCAACTGCTGGGCGTCCATGCCGCCGACGATCTCCAGGTAATGGTGGCCAATGTCTCCGTTGGCAAGGATGAAGCAGGACCATCCGTGGAGTTTGAAGGAACCAACTTGCTGGGTGACGACGTATGGCTGACCTATGCCCAGGAGGGAATGGCCGTCGGGGACTTCTCCGGCCTCAAGGTGCTGAGCGCCGGCGGCGATGCCTACGCGGAAAACGTAGAAAGCTACTACGAGCGCGGCATCCATACCACCTGGTACGAAATCAATATGAAGCATACGTACGCCGTAACGGCTCCGCCCTGCGTGAGCCGCCTGACGATCAGCTGATCATGGCCTCCCGCTTCCGTTGCGGAAGCGGGAGGCAAAGACTAACAACAACTAAAAGACCAAATCATGATGACAAAACCTAATACCAGCAAGACCAAAACATCCGCCCCCATGGCTGAACCCCAGGGCGACAACACCAAACCGGCAGACGGAGAACCCACCGGCCCCAACATGACCAAGCAAGAATATGACGCCTTGACCGGCACGGCATCCCAAGAAGAGGATCTTCCTAAAACGGAAAACAGAGAAATTAAAGGACAGGAACCTGTATCATCCGCCGCCACCTTGCGAACAGCTGAACCTTCCCGCGTGGAAATTGCCGCGACTATTGCCTCCGGCCTGGTGGCTCACGGACGCTATGCAGCACTGCTGCGCGACGAGCGCATGATCCGCGAGCTGGCGCTCAACTCCCTGCGGGTAGCCGATGCCCTGATCGCCGCCGCTAACCCCCAAGCCTGACTGTTGCATGAAAGCCTGGATCAAGCTGACGACGGATGACCTGGCCCTGGTATTCAACGCTAAGGAATTGGCCGTTGTGGCACCGTCCGGCCCGGACTCCGCCAATCCCTGGACGCTGGACACCCTGGACGACGTGACAGCCATGGTCCGGGAATCCATCGCCAGCAATCCGGCCAACGCGCTGGACGATGACCAGGCAACCATACCGCGCACGCTGCGCGCTGCCGCGATGGACATTGCGGCGGTGCGCCTGCTCAAGCGTTTCAGCATGGCCATCACCGACGAGCGGCGCAAGGCGGCGGATGATGCCGCCGCACTGCTGGCCTCCATTGCCAGGGCGGAACGCAAGGTAATGGGGCCGGACGGCAAGGTGCATGTGCCCGCATCGCACAAGCCGTCCATTATCGCCCCGTCTCCGGCCTACGGCAACGACGGCACAGGCTGGTACCCGGAGCCATGATCGAGGCATCATGGCAGTTAATAGTGAATAGTTATCAGGTAATAGCATGTCCGCTCCCGGTCAGTTTATCCTTAACAAGCAAGTCATCCCGTCCGAGCTGCGCAGCCGGGAATGGGAAGCTGCGCGCGTGGATTACTGGCGTATGGAGCGGGCCTTTGTGATGGCGGGCAAGGTGCGATTTGAGGATGCCCAGGCTTGCCGGAATGCTGCGGCTGCTCTGGCCAACGGGAAAGTGTCTCTGATTGAAGCGCGCCGGGCGGTCCGGGAAGAACTGGAACGCGCCGGCTACCGTCCCACGCCGGGAACCGCCGGAACGATTAAAGACATCTACACCCCGCGCCGCCTGGATGTAACCTTGAAAACCAATGTCAACATGGCGCGCGGCTATGCGGAAAAGAACCGGCTCACGGGCAATGCCATGTACCCGGCAAGCGAGCTGCACCGCAACCGTCAATCCCGCGAGCCCAGGGACTGGCAAATGCGCTGGAACGAGGCGGCAGCGTCCGTCAATTATGAGGGTGTAGCCAGGGATGGATCTTTCATTGCTCTGAATGATTCCCCCATTTGGGCGGCGCTGTCCCGGTGGCGGACGCCTTACCCGCCTTTTGACTACGGCAGCGGCATGTGGTGGCGTCCGGTGAAATGGCGTGTTGCCGAGCAAAAGGGCCTGGTAACGGACGAAGACATGGCCCGCATCGAATCTCAGCGGACGGAGTCGTTCAACCATGATGTTGCCTTGGACGCTAATGTCCGGGATGAAGACCTGGGCGCAGCCCTGGCCGAACAGATGAAGGGCATTGCAGAATGGGACGGTTCCTCCCTGCGCCTGGTGGACCGCAACGGCACACGTCCCTATGATGCCGGAGAGATTGGCCGGGTGATCGCCACCCAACCGCGCGAGGACGTGCCGGCATCTCTGCGCACCAACTACCAGGCCGACGCCCTGGCTGAATTTTTAAGCAATCCCGACGGCTTCCGGGCCGATGCGCCAGAGAACCGCGCGGGATTGGACATGATTGAAGACGTGGCGCGCCTGTTTGGCCGGATTCTTCCTGATGCCGCTCCGGAACTGGAAACGTCCCTCACCCTGACAGCGCAAGATCTGGCAGCCCTGCAATCCGGCGTCTATCGCGTACCGCTCACGGTGGCCGCGTTGCCGGCTGTGCCCGTCGGGAGTGTGCCTCCTGCCTCCGGCAACGTGCGCCTGGTGGTGCAAGGCGGCAGCAGCGCCCGGCGCATTGACTTGGCGGCGGCTGCCATCGGCCGCCAGGTGACACCCGGCAGCCGGGTATTGTTGGGCGGTACGGCGTACCGCATCACCGGTATCGACACGGCCACCAGGCCGGCAACCATCACCGTACACGAATTATGATCAGTCTGAATGTGACCATCACGGGCGGCATTGCTTTGAAACTTGGGCGCAAAGAACAGGCCCAGGTGAATGAAGCCATTGCCCTGGACCTTCAGGCCACCCTGCGCACCCGCTTTGAGGATCGCGGCGGCCGGTCTTTTTGGGCGGACGCTGCCCGCGCCACCGTCGTGGAACCGGACAGCAATGACCGGCTGGCCGTGCGTGTATACAAGCGCGGCGTCCGGCACCAGTGGCTTGGCTCTATCAAGGCCTTGGGCGGTCCGCTGCGCGCCAGCGGACGGCCGTCCGAAGTAACGGGAGAACCAACCAAGAATCTGGCCATCCCGACGGAGTATGCCCCGTATGGGTTGAGCATCCAGCAGGCAGGGCTGGGGGGAAGCCTGGTGTTTGTGCCTTGCAAGGGGCCTGCAACGGGGGTGCTGGTTGGCGGCAAAGACGTTCCCATCACGAGGGGACCGCGCAAGGGGCAGACCCGGCGTGTGGCAGATTCGCAAAGCCCGATTTTCTACATCCTGATGCGGGAGGTCACCATACCGGAACACCCGGATGTGATGCCCGATGAAGACGAAGTGCGCAGCGTGGCCGAGGAAGCCGTACATGATGCCCTGGATTTTTTAAGCAGAAAGAAGAAATCATGAAGAAAGCGCCCAGTTACCTTTATGCCCGCAAACTGATGGGACATTTACAGGGGGACACAGATCTTGCCCCGCTGGTGATGCCGGGCCTGTTTGACCGCGTGAGCCAGTGTGACCTGCTCCTGATGACGGCCAATTCCCAGTATTGCTGCGTGGCCGTCACACCGGGCGATCCGACCAACACGGACCAGGCGCAGCGCACGCGCACCACACGGATGGATTGCCCGATGGTAGTCGGCATCTACATGCAGCAGGAATCCCTGTTGCCGCCAGGGTATGAATCCGTGGATGAATATCTGGCCGACGTCGCGGCTACCATTATTGCGCGTGTCCAGAACTGGATGCGCGATGAAGAGGACAACCAGGAAGAACCGGTCGTTATTGGCGTAACGCCGCTGGATTTGAGCAAGCTGGAAAAAATCAAGAACCTGGTAGGCAAGGCCGTCGTGCTGGCTCCGAGAATTTTTTATTAACCCTGAACCATAAATTAAACCATGGCAAAAGCAGAAACCAAACAGGAACAGGCCCCGGCAGCAGCCGAGGGGGAAGCAACGCGGGAAGCCGCCGTCAAGGTGCGCATCCTCAAAACGGGCACCGAGATTGACGGCTGGCGCTTTGCCGCTGGCGCATTGGTGACGGTAACGGCCAAACAGGCCGAGGCCCTTATAGCCGACAAGGCCGCCAAGCGTGTGTATTAACGCCTGACGTGCCCCGTCAAACTAAAGACTAAATATTAAATACAAAAGACTAAACATTATGAGTGCAACAAGACGAGTGAACTACCTTATTGGCGGCATGCCGATCAGGATTGCCAAATTCGGGGCAACGGACGGTAGCAAGACAGTGGGCGCGGACGCATGTCCGGCAATCCCCACCTCCGAAGCCCCCGGCCCCTGGCTGTACCTGGGAAAAATCAAGAGCGGCCAAGTGGAGCAGGTCAAGAAGAACGTCCAGATTGAGGGCGTGAATGACGCCACCGGCATGTATGAAATGGAGGATGTAACTATGGTACAGCAGTACAAGCTTAAATTCACCACGCAGTACATTGCGCCGGAAGTGATTCAACTTGCCTTTGGCGTGGCTGATGAACTGGCGGACAACCAGGAAGCCGTGCCGTTTATATCCAACGGTGAAATCAAGGTCTGGCTATATGGACGCCTTACGGACCACGCGGAAAACGGCAAGGAACTGATGGAGTGGTGCGTCATGGGGAGATTGCGGCTGACGAATACTCCGAATTTCGCATCCGATCCGGCAACCGCTGAATGGGAATTGAGCATTGAATACAGCCCGTTGCAAAAGCTGACGCCCAAGGCATTGGCATCTCCGGCGACGGCCTGATGAAAACCCGGAGCGGCGGGGGCAGGCAGCCTCCGCCCTCCGCAACCCTAATCACGAGACATGGAACTGGTAATTGATGGCAGAACAATGGCGCTCCGCTGGCCCTCCGGGGTGCCGGTGACGGATGTGGCCCTGGTGCTGGGCGATACGGTGCCGGTGCGCATCCGTGTGGAGCATGCCCTGGATAATTGCACACCGGCGCTGGCGGTCAAGCAGACGATAGGCAGCCCTGACCTGATCATGACCGTGACCGGGTTTGCCCGTGAAGATGACTGGCAGACGGCTGACTGGGTGGTCAATACGGCGCCGCTCCAGGAGGCGCTTGACAGTGCGGACAGCGTGGCCCTGGTGGCCGAGGTGGTGCTGGTGGCCCCTGATGGAGCGCAGCACACGTCCCGCCCGATCCGGGTGACGGTGCGCCGGGACATCCTGCCGGCGGATTATGCGCCGCCCGCAGAGGTGTTGGCCGACTGGTCCGAACTGGTAGCCGACGCTCTGGCCGCGCAGCTGCCGGACGCGCTCAAGGAGGCAGGAGTGGAATTGGAAGCCGCGACTGGGCAATCCACCTTGTCCAGCGGAGACGCCGCCGACACCTGGACCATCGTCGGAGGCTACGCGATGACCTGGGGAGACGAGATACTGGCGGGGCATCTGCCCGACAGCTGCCGCCTGAAAAGCATTTCCACCGTGTATTTTTTTGACGATCCCGCCCTGAATCAATATTGCCTGCGGGTTTGGAAACTGGTGAACGGCGCTTACAGCCTGATTGGAACCTCCGCCTATGTGTCCAACCTGTCCAGCGGCCAGACGGCCACGTGGGTATTTACGCCGGGCGTTCCATTGACGCGCGGAGATGTCATTATCATCCAAGTATGCGAAGGGACCGAGATGACGCCCTATGCCTTAGGGATGCACGCCGTTCTTACTCCGTCCGTCCCTGGGCGCGGCCTGGTGACGGAGGTCGCCAACCCGCCCGCCGTGAATGGCACGATGGCCCCGTTGATGACCGTAGTAGTGGACTATGACGACGGCATCACCCTGGGAGGGTTAGAGCTGGCTACCGCGCGGCAACTGGACAGCCTGGGGCGGGATGTGCGGCAATCATCCGCGACAGCCGAGGCTGCGGCGCGGACGGCTGGACAGTCCACCGCCACGGCGTCCACGGCTGCCGATAACGCCGAGACATCTGCCACCGCCGCGGCCAACTCCGCGACGGCGGCGGCTAATGCTCTGGCGGCCATACCGCAGGTGGACGCCTCCGGCAACATGACGCTTCCCGGCAATATCACTGCCGCTGGAGGTACGTTTAACGGGACTGTCAACGCCAACGGCGGAGTGCGTGTGCCGGCCCCGGCTACGGCATCTAATGCCCTGTCGATGGATGCCATTCTGCGGGAATTGGCCCGGATGGACTGGGCTAGACTCCGGGGCGGCTATGAATGCGTTTTTTCCGGTCCGATAGAGTATTTGACGCGCATGATGAGTTTGAATCAGAAACACAGCGGTTACGCGTCGTTGAGCGAGGATGTGTTAAATAATTGCCTTTATCGCGTTGTGCAGTTGTCTCCCTCGTCAGGCGTGTCTTTTCTGGGGCTCGTCTCCGCGCCGTGGAAGATGGGCGGCCTTCTGGGGACGAGTAAAGACACGTCCCGCGCTGGAGCCGTGGGTTGGTTGATTGACAACGCGGATGCGGCGTCTGTTTGCCTGGGAACCACCGGGCAGGGTTATTCTTTTGAAACTAATAAAACGTCACAGTGCTATGCGCATCCGGTCCACTGGAATAATTCATCCTCGGCTTTGTGGACGGATTACAGACGGCCTTATTATCATTCCGTCAATAGTTCCAGCGCCAAAGATCCCTGTCCCGGATTTCAGGTGACGATTTACGGGAAGAATTATCTTGGGAGCCAGTCATCCTGCCTGGTGCGGGGCACGGATTATGGGCGGGAAGCTGAGAATACGCAGTACATTTGGGCGCTCGTCCCGAAGGTGGCGAATCTTGTTGTGGCTATGGCTCCAAGGGACGCGGAAAATGATCATACTTACGTCATGAACAGGTGGGAGTTGTTTGTAAATGGCTCCTACGTGATGCCGATGACGGCGGGGTTTTGCGGCACGGGTCATACGGCGTGCGTACAGGAAACGGTGAAGGCCCATGAAGTGTCCAGCGCCGTCAGGGTAGGTCTGCGCATGCAGGGGGTGCTGGTGAATCAGGGGCGTCTGCCCGGCAGCGAGACCGCCCTGAACCAGCTGGGAGCCGTGATTCAGGACGATGTGACGGGGCGGCCCGTACCTGTGGTGGCGGCGTCCGCGCTGGAGGTTGACGCTGGCGGCGGTGAGGTGGCTTTGTCGATTTCTTCCCCGCTGAATGAGGCGGTTTACGTGCTCAACGATACGATGTGCGGCCATGATTCCACGGCCGTATGGTGCTCCCAGTCCGCGGAATCCACAGAGGCCGGGGGCGGGGAAGTCGTGTTGACGTTGGCGGCCAATGAGAGCGGAGAGGCCCGTCAGGTTTGGGCGTTTGTGGGGCATCACTACGCGCAGGCGGCCGTTATTAAAATCAATCAGTCAGCATAATCATGAATAATTCAGAAATACAGATACAGTTCCCCCGTCCGGGTCAGTGGGATGAATTCACCCTGACAGCCGTCTATCAGGACGCGGACGGGTACACCCGCATAGACCGTTTTACGCAGGACGAGATACCCGCGGACCATGCCCCGGCGATGCAGGCCGTCGTTGCCGCGCTGGTAGGGCTGGCGGAACCGTGGCAGGCGGCGCAGGTGTGGGCGCATCTGATGACGGCGACGATCTACAGTGAGGATGATCCTTACACCCCCGTTGGACAGCGGGACGAGGTTGCGCTTGATGTCGAGGCCGTCCATGCGGAAACCGGAGGGCGCAGGATATTTACGGTTTATGACTACCCGGCTTTTATCATCACGGACACAGGCGCCGTGGAGTTTTTCAGGTTTTTCACGACCAACAATCTTTGACTGATTATGGACGCCTATCGTTCGCAAGATACAGTAATCTACCGCCCAATCGGAGACGATGCCCCGGAGGCGGTGGCCTTGTGCAGTTACGGGGATGTGATGCCGTCCCTGGTAACTGTTGCTCCCTCCGTCCAGGTGCAGCGCGAGGCCGTTATCGGCAGCCGCTGGATGCACCAGGCGGCACGCGGCAATGCCGGGTTGCAGATGTCTTTTTCCCTGGCGCGGGCTTTCAGCACTTACGCCGCCGCCAGGGCATGGGGATTGGACATAGCGGAATTGCTGGCGCTGTACCCGGAGGGCATGGTCACCTGGATGACCGCCTATCATGCCGGCATCCCGCAGCGTACGCGGGAATACCACGCCACCCTTGACCATGTGCAGCCTTTGCCGCCAACCAATGATCAGCGATATGGAGCCGCAGCGTTTTGGGGTGTGCTGGAAATTCAACTTTTTTTAACAGGAGACATTGATTGACCTATGAATTATGACGTAAGCATCAGCATTGGCACGACAGCGAATTTGAGCGGATTGAACAAGGCGCAGCAGGCCGTGGACGGTCTGGCCAAAGCTGCCGGCAAGGTTCCCGACAGCTTGCTGTCCGGAGGTGTGGGGGGAGCAACGGCCACGCCTGTTTATACAGGCAACGCATCCTCCAATGGCGGCATGTCCTGGCGGCTGGAAGGAGCGGCCGAGCTGACCGGGGCCATTAAGAAGGTTGACAAGACGATCGACACCACCGCCCAAGGGTTAAAGACCAATTCTTCCTGGCTATCCCGCAGCATTTCCGTATTAGCGTCATTGCCCGGTAAACTCCAAACATGGGGCAGCAACGGAATGAACCAGATGCAGCGGTTCAACGGAGGTTTACAAAACATGGCCAACCTGGCCAGTCTGGGAAAGCAGGCGTGGGAGCTGGGGTGGAGCCTGGGACAGGCCCTGTCCAATGCGTTTGGCACAGGAGCGGACAAGATCAAGGATAAGGTGGCCACCGCTCTAGATGCGGCCAAGGCCAAGATGGCCGCATGGCAAACGTCGCTTTCCGATACCCTGTCCAGGCAGAAAGAGGAAAAATGGTTGAAGAAGGAAGAAGCTGGCGTCAAGCAGATCAATGCGGCCTATGAAGCCCGCAGGAAAGTGATTGAAGACCTGGACCGCAAGGCCCAGGCGCGGCTGGATTTGCAGAACAAGCTGTTGCAGATCGAAACCGAGAAGAACCGCAGCATCATCCGGCAGCGGCAACTCAGAGGGGATATTTCCGATGCCCAGGCGCGCGACGAACTGGCTAAGCTGGACGCTAAGGATGCCGAAGACCGCCGCCGTATGGAACAGCAACAGGCGGAACAAGCCCTCAAGACCGCCCAGCAGATGGCCGAAGCCAAGGAGGAACAGGCGCGCCGTCTCCAGAAGTTCCAGAGGATGCCGAACAAGGAAAATGTGAAAAATTTAAGCAAGGAAGATTTGTTCGGGCAAGTGGATGATCTCAAGACAGCGGAAGCCGTCTTGAAGGATTGGCAGCGCCTGGCGCAGCGCAAAGCAGAGTTGGAAAAGGAAATTGCCAAGGCTGACGGCAAGATACGGGGCGGGATGTTTTTACCGATAAAAGCCGCCTTTATCCCGCAGTGGCAGCAAAAGAAGGCTCAAGACGAAGAAAGCCTCAAGTCTGTGCTGGCCGAACAACAGACCATAGCCGGACAGTACGGCATGCAGGGGAAGGATTTTGGACAGGTGGCAGCCCTGCTGGCTAGGCGATCCCAGCAGGCCCGCGCTACCCTGGACAGGTCCATGGATCTGATCAAGGGCACGGGGCTGCTGGGAGATTTGCGCGGCAAGTCCGGGGATGCGGTTTATCTGGAATACGCGCGGGTGTTGGACGTGGCTCAAAGCGTAATCAAAAACGGAGCCAAAGATATAGAAACCGCTCTCAAGGAATCCGCCGCCGCCCAGGATGGCGTTGACCGGGCCACGGAACGCCTGCGTGATTTGCTGGATATACACGCCGCCCAGCGCGCGGCCGAGGCACTGGTGGCCGCCGAAACGGACAAGACCAACGCCCGGCAGGACGACCGGCAGCATGCGGCGACATTGGCCGGCGGCATGGCAGATCGTCTGGCCAGGGCCGCCGAGGCCCGGCACAAGGAGGCCGAACGGCAATCCAAAACCGCCGAGGATGCCAAAACGCGGCTGGGGTATGCGGTGGACAGCCTGAACCGCTATGCGGAAAAGTACGAGGACAAGCCGATGGCCGGACAAATTGAGCGGATCTTACAGGCCATTACCAAGCTACAGGGGAAACCCGTCAACGACCGGACCAAAGAAGAAGAGCAGGAATTAGTCAGTCTGCGGAAACTGATTGCCCTGATAAAAGACACGGGAAAATATGACGGTGTAGTTAAGGCGGCAACCGCGGCCCTGGATAACATGGATGCTGCGCTGGCGGCGGAGAAAAAACGGAAGGAAGCAGAAGCCAAGGCCAAAACCCTGGAAGAACGATCCCGCAAATTGGCCGACCTGGACGGACAGATGGACCGTAAGAATAAGGAGGTTCTCACCCTGGATGACTGGCTGGACAAAGAACGCGGACGGATCACCGGGCGCATGGGCGAGCTGGGGCGCTCGGACATGTCCGGGCACCTCCCGGAAGTGGAGGCTCTGGTGCGCAAGGTTTTGTCCGACCAGGGTGACGGCGGCAAGGGAATTTCACGCCGTGAATCCGGCGAACTCGCCAGGATGCTGCGGCAGATGGAAGCCATTTCCCCCCGTGACAGCACGCCGGAACTGGAAGCGGCCATGTCCCTGATCCGGGACATGCTGACCAGCTACAGAACTACGTCGGCCAACCAGGCCAGAACCTTGGCGGAACTCAACAAGCTGCGCCAGGAAGTGGCCCGCATCAAGAGTCAATCACAATTTGGACCGCGCAGATGAAGACTGTAGAACTTACGGACAAAGCCCTGGAAGACGCGTCTTACAGCTGGCAGAATTTTACGCCGATGTGCGTTTCCTGGCGGCAGATAATCCGCCGCAACGATGAGCCGCCTCCCTATCTATATAAAGAGCCGGCGCGCATTGTCTGGCACGGCTCCACCATCATGGAAGGAACAGTCCGGCGTTGCCGTCCCTCCTTTTCCGGCAACAGCTGGGCGTGGCAAATAGATGTGCATGACATCCTCAAACCTCTGGAAGGGACGCTTTGCTTTAACGCCTCCGGCAGCCTGAAAGGCGCTCTGTATGCCGCTGTGGAGGGCGGCAGCGATGCAGATGCTCCGCGCAAAGTGTCTATTGCCGGGACGCTGAACCGCATCCTGAAAGATGCCCGCAAGCATGGATTGCTGGGGGCGGATGTAGGAATTCAGGTGGACGTTTCCCCCGCGGCCTGGGTGTGGAACACGGCCCTGGCATGCGATACTTACGCGGGCGTGTTGCGCAAGCTGCTGGGGGCACGCCCCGGCATGGTGTGCTGGGTTGATTATTCCGGTTCTTCTCCCGTGATCAGGGTTGCGGATGGTGCCGTCCTTCCTGCGGTCACGCTGGATCGCGCCGGGGATTTGCTGACGGCCATCGATTTGGACCCGCGCCATGACCTGGTTCCCCCTGCGGTGGGCGTGGTACTGACGGCCGGGAACATGGCCCGTCAATCCCAGGTTTGGCCGCGCGGGGCTTCCCTGCGCCAGGAGGGATGCGTAACCGTGCAGCTGGCCATGCCCGGAACCACACCGGAAACGGAAGACGAACCGCCCAGCTCCGAATCTCCCATCTGGTCTTTCTTAAAGCCCGAGATACTGGTGCTTGGAGACAAGCTGCCCACCGGACCTGATGACGCGGCCGAGTGGTGGCAGGGGAAAGTTCCCAAGCTGGCGGAAGTTCCGGGGGCGCATTTCGGGGCTGTGAAGAAAACTGTTCTGAAAAACAAGGCCAGCGACGCCAGCAATTACAGCACGGCGGAAAGCGCCCAGGTTTATGAGTTGATCAAAGGGGATTTGTCGCCGGCATGCAAACTGATCAAGTGGTGTTATGTATCACTGACGCAGGAAGTTTATATCACAGTGCCGCCCCGTCCGGGGTTTGAATTGCTTTTTGGCAAGCAGAAGATCGTGAACGGCCAGAAACGCTGGTACAGCAAACTGACATGGAGGGGGCGCACGGTCAACACTCCCAGGCGTTGGTACAGGGCCGACAAGTCCGGGACAACGGGGCCGGAAGATGGTTCCTCAATACCGGACAAGCCGGACACAGGAGGGACAGAGCAGGAATGGCCGGATTATACCGGCGTCCTGCGGGATTATTATGAGATTACCCGGCAGCTTCCCTGGGAGGGGACGTTGCAGTCATTGCGTGCCTTGTCTCCTGCCGGGCTGGTAGGCCGTCAATTATCCATTACAGGCGGCCGCGCGGAATGGGTGGATATGTCCACTGTGGTGCAAGGGGTAAACGTAGATTTAGCCGGTAACAGAACGTCTATTAACACAGGGGTGCCGGCGCATTTATCGTTGCAGGATATGATGGACCGCGCCAAGTCCCTGCAATCCGGCCAGGATGATCTGGACCAGGATGACCAGCAGGACAACCCGGTCCAGATTCTCCAATATGACGATGATGCCCGTAAATCTCCGGAGGCTCCCACTTTCGGGCCGGAAGGGGAAGTCGTCTGGACCGAGGCGCCCGACCGTCCAGCGGGTTTTGGGTTCCAGGTTGTCCTGGACTGGGATGACGATAATACCACCGTCACCGGCTATCGGCTGCGGCCGGGCCTGCTGCTGCTCAACGGGACGACGTTCTGCAACGCCGCCCCGGAACCTACCGAGGGAGACTGGTACAAGGGGACCGTCACCAGCGGGGAAATTTGGCTCAATGTGCGGTTCAGCGGCAAAGGGAAGTACCAGGGCAGCACGGTAGCGTATTCGCAAGGCCAGGTGAATCCCCTACGCCTCCAACCGGAGGAACCGGACGGGGAAGAGTTTTATTACTCCTTCCACTTGGCCACCATTACAGCCGATCATGAAGTCATCCAGTATGCACTGGGTTCCATCCAGATTCCCGTTCATGGCGGTTCCAATTATCCCTACGGCCCGGCCTAAAATATAGAACAACGATGATCAGAATTACCATTTTAACTTTTAGTCGTGATGCGGCGCTGTCCCTGGCGGCGTTGCGTTGCGTGCGCCGGCGTTTGCCGGATGCCGCCGTGACGGTGGCCGATGATGGGCACGATCCGGTCACAGCAGAGGTGGCCGCCCAAATGCAAGCCCTGGGCGCCAGGTATGTGCAGACGGATTTTCCGCGGCGCGGCAACCTCAACGGCAGTTCCTGCGTGCGTGGCATCCTGGAAACGTTGCTGGACGGCACAGCCGATGACGATGTAGCCATCAAGCTGGATGCCGACACGGTATTGCGTTCTGACGGACCTGTGCGCCGGATGCTGGCAGCGGGCGCAGAAGGGTTCGGCAGCTGCTGCGACGGACGGATCATGTGCGGCCTGTGCTACGGGTTCACGGGTGCCGCGTTGCGCCGGATGCTGGCGGTTCTGGACCGGCTGCCCATTGGGAGTGACGATCCGGAGGATATAGCAACGGGACGCCTGGCCATGGCCGCAGGGGTTCCGCTTCACATAGAGCGGCCCTGGGCGGCATCACGGCCGGAGGGGCGCTGGGCGGCCTACCGCTGGCCAACGATGCCGGCAGTAGCCAAATATGATCGGCTGGACGTGGTGACGCTGGGCACTCTTCACATGCCCCGGCAGCAGATGGACGCAGCAGAGTTCATCCGCGTATTTGACGAGTTGGCCGCCAGGGACGTGATCGGGGAGTAGAGGGCAGTTCAAGCCGTTTTCAAGGGAGGTGCAACCAGGTTGCAATGGGGATGCAGCGGACAGACGTTCAAGGGCGTTTTTCCACAATGCTTGATAAATTTTCTACAAAGCATTGCGACGTTACATCTCACGAGTGCGTGGATTTAGATGTCGTAGACTGAACGACCTAATATCCCTGGAATAAGAAGGAGCTGTTGGCTATAACGCTCATTAAAAACACCCTTCATTTTTAGTGAAGGGTGTTTTGACATTCGTGAAAAGAAACAGCTCAGAAGCCTTCAATCATTTCCGGGGTTAATCCCGGTAGATCATATTTCTTTACAATATTTCCGTCCTCGGAGACTTCAATGGAGTGGTGGACTTTCGCAGAAGAATATTGACCACTTTTACAGTTATGTTCCCACCAAATGACTTTTTGAATAGACATGCTGCCTTCCGGTCGTGCAGAGGAGGCGTCTCCTTCAAACATCTGAGGAAGAACTTGTTTGAAAATGGAGGCATCTTCATCCGAGAAGCCTGTGAGTTCTGCCAGCTGTGGATTGATTGCTCCAAAGAAGACATAGGTGCCCTTGTCCACCCGGTGCTTCATGCCCATGGTGTCGGAAGATTTTTTGCTGCCGTCTCCGTCATTGCTGACACTTTTCGTAATTTGTGTACTAGTGATATTCACTGTATCTTTGCTAAAGGCTGGTTGAATGGTGACTGGGCCTCTGATTCCTATGGAGACGCCGGTGCCTTTTGCCGCATCTTTGTCTTTTAAGGCAAAGACCTGTCCAAAAGCTCTCACATCGTACCATTCCTGACAGGCTTTTTGTGCCAGTTCAGCAGACGTACCTTTTTGTTTCAGGATGGGAGTAGCACGTTCTTTCAATGTTTTATAGTCGTCTATACGTCTGTCGTCTGACTGGACAAAGATGTTTTGTCCCATGTCCATCAGTTTATTGCGGATTTTTCTTTTAAGACAGACATCGGAGATTTCTCCGAGTCCTTCCAAGGTGGTTCTGGGCCGGTTGCCATCGAGAGGGTCTCCGTTGGGGTTAGCGTTCGTAACGGTAAAGATGACGGCAAAGTCGATTTTATGATTAAGGCTCATGATGTGGTTTTATAGTGTTGAATTAATGTTTTATTCTAAGATTTATTTTGCCAGTTCAGCATTTTTTTCTTCTTTAGTTTTGTAAATGAAGGCTCTCTGGCAGTGGTAACCGAGGAGGTAGGCGCCGGTTAATGGTCCGTTATCCATGAACTGTCCCATGAGGAATGTTTCCATGATATTGTCTATGTAAGCATCATAGCTTTTCAAGAAAGAAACGGTGTTTTCATTTTTCTTCAAAATGTTGCGATAGGGCTGAATGCTTTTTTCCAGCATGGGCCATGTTTCTGACGGTCTTTGCTGGAACCGCTGCATAAGTTTTTCCGCATTGGTGGGGCGGGAGGTTTTCGTGATATTTAATGCTGATGTTTCGATGGCTTCTGCAACGGCTAAAAGACGGCCGAAGAGGTAACTGCGATCTGTGATTTTTGGATCAAGGCTCATGGTATCTGAGGACGAAGTATTTGTTTGTGGATGATTATAAAGATAAACGGAACAGGATACTCCCAAGGTCATTTCCCATTCCCACCATTCCATGGCATGTCGTTTGGATGTCTGGAGAACACATTGTTTTTCCAGGTCCGGAGGAATGGGAAGATTGTGAAGAATACAGGGTAGTAGTCTGGAGAGGGCGTGTTTGCGTAGTTTATCGTCTACCTTTATTCCATACGCTGCTTTGACAATCATGGAGATAGACGGCGCGCCAATATAAGATCGGTCATTTCCTTCTTTGTCTTTAGGAAGGCGTTGTTTCCATCTGGCTTTGGAATGCCAGGAAAGCAGGTTGTTAAGGTATTCGGAGACGGTGAATTCCTGAAAGCTCGAGAGGGACATGCGCCCCGGCGACGCAGAATTCAAGCTGAGAACAAGAACACGGTTTTTAATATCGTTTTCATTCAATGATGTCCGCAGCAGCTCTTTTCCTCCTCCGGAGAGTTCTTTTTTAAATTGCTTAATCAATTGGGTAACTTGGTCATTCGGTGTTGGCTGGTCGGGCGTGTAGTGTTCCCATTCCTGCACATTGCCACAGGGAGACGGAACTTTCAACAGACCGGGAGACCAGGCGAGAACGACAAGATCTCCATCATACCAGCCTTGGCGAGAGATAAGCCAGCGAAGCGCGCTGTGGGCTTTTTGGGTGACTTCCGTACTTACTCCGCACGCTTCATCCGCTTCAATGAATCTGCCGCGGTAGGTATAGCCGGAACTGTCATTGGAAGAAATGAGTTTGGCTTTGTCGCCGGCGTTTCTGATGCGTGCCGGGTGAGTGGTTGCCAGAGGCGCTGTTTTTCCCAGGACATAGCACATCCCTTCTTTGTTGGCCTTGGATTCCGTATAAATCCGCCAGGATTCGTACATGGCGGGGTCTTCATACACTTCCGGAGGGCTTCCATCCCTGCTGTTGACCTTCCATCTTATGAACGCATTTTCCTGGGTGGATGCTCCCAGGATTTCAAAGATGTCGGGCATTTCCCGTTTGTCCCCTTTCCATACAGGAAGCAGAGTGTTGGTGGAATCTTCCGCATATAGGATTCCCCCGTTGATCAAGTCCGTGATCAGGGATTTTTTACGAATATAGGCCAGAACGGCGTTCAGTTTAACATTACCGGGATCAAATGCCGCCCATTCCGATAATTGCTGTTCATATTGTTCGTAGGATTCCTGAAGGGTTTTGAGTTGCTTTGTCCGTTTGGCCGGGGATTCTTCCGGAGGGAAATAGTCAGCGTTATCACCTGCCACGTATTGGAGCTTGTCACACAGAGGGTGGGCACAGGCTCCGCTGGTGCGGCCTCCTGAGGCTTCCGTAACGGGGATGATGGTGGGTTGACTGTTCTGATTGTTGATGGATGCATTAATTAGCTCTCCCTGTTTGTTCAGTGTGATGGTGATGTGAGCATTCTGCATGCTGTGGTACAGCGGCAGAAGAGGGGTAATGAGGCGTTCTTTCCTGTTGCCGTGGGCCGGTTCTTTGTCAATACGACCCACATAATCACGGTTTTGTTCATAGGTGGCGTATAAGGCGTACATCCAGTTCATCTTTTTCTTTTTCCTTTCATTCTCTCAGGCTCAGATCATTCAGTCCGCTGGATCTTGGCGGACATGCCGCCATGGGGCGTACATGCTTGACAATTTCGCATGCTTCAGGGCGCACGAAGCGGATCATTCCATTTTCCATGACCGGACGCCAAAAACGTATGGAAAGCTCCTCTTTTCCCGTTTCATCCGGATAATTGAAACCATGGAACATGAGTCCGAAAGACGTGTTTCCATATTGGTCATAGAATCCCTTTCCTTCTCCAAACCGGCATGGTTCCACGTATCCCTGGCATTCCCTGGTTCCCAACGCGATGTCCCTACGTCCTCCGCGGTCAATCATGCGACGGGCAATTTCATAATGCTTGCCGTCGATCCGGTCCTTGGACATATCCGGACGGTACATGTTCCATTCAAAATGAGCCTTGACTTGATATTCCACATCTTGAAGGTAGGTATATACGGATAAATCCGCCCCAGCTTCATGATATTTGATCAGTTTCATATTTTTGGGAACCAGGCGGATAGGGCGCATTATTCTCACCTCGTCAATTAACCAGATCAGGGTGGGTTTCCAGTAGACCGCCTTTACAATTCCTTTCAGGGCTTCATAAGTGGGGATTTGATAAGAACATTTTTCTCCGCCTATCCGGGTGAGGGGGTCGGAGAAAAGCGCATATTTCCCGTAGACCTTAAATTCGATTTGATTAAGCATGAATATGAAGCTGTTGAAATTTTTAAATCCGGGAAACGGTCAGCGCACCGGAAGTCTCTCCGGGGTCTGTGAGAAAGCCCAGAAATGGATCATATTTATTAGGTACTGTTGTATAAATATCCACTCCTTCCTGTATACGCATGATGTCTCCAGAATTCAAGTATTTTTCAAGAAGTTGGCTGGAAATCGCGACGGAATAGGCTCTGGCTTTTTGGATCCATTCATTCCATTGTTCCCATTCTTCATCCGTATGAGGATTCATGTTCCAGAGTTTTTCCCTGCATTCTTCCCCTCTTCCATAAGGGGTGATAACAGCTATTGTATCATCCTTGATTGGATGATAGTGGCGTGCTGCCGAGTCAAAGGCCTGGAAAAGACGGAGGGGAGCATATTTGGACTGCTGACGGGAATGTGTCATCAGTTTGGAATTTTGAGATAGCGCATCCTCCATGTTGGTGGCGACGTCGGAGCATATAAACGGGTAGGATAGATGATCATGATTATGAGAGCGGGTGAGCTTGCCGTAGAATTCCTTAAAATAGAGCGAAACGGATTTATTTCCCAGAATTCCTCCTTCTTCAGGATCACAAATCATTCCCATAGCAATTTCCCTTCCGATTTCAAGTTCCGGTAGAAAATCCAGTCTTTCCAGATTGCCTGCGGGATTAATCAGGATAACTCTTCCCCCGGAACGGTTGGCGTCCCTGTTGCATCGGCCTGCCGCCTGAGTGCAGGAATCCAGGCCGGCCACGCTCCGTATGATTACGTCAAAGTCTACGTCCACTCCGGCCTCAATGAGGCCGGTACTGATGCACACAACGGCTTTTCCCTTCCTTCTGGCCTTTTCCAGAGATTTTTTGTCAATACGGTTCGTGATGATTTCTTTCCTGTGGGCAGGGCACATATTGGTGCTGAGGTGGAAAACGTCCGCCTCTGTATTCAGGTCCCGGCAGGCGCAGGCCAGTTTGGAGGCCAGTTTTTTGGTGTTTACGATGACGAGGGTGGGGCCTTTGGAAGAAGCTTGCTCCATGATGAAGTCCCTCATTTTTTCTACAGTCCAGTAATTGGAGGGTTTCCGTTCACAGACAACCTCGCATTGACGGAATTGGCTAAATTGATCGAAGTAAGCTTGGCTGTCCGGAATAATAGGTGTTTCGATGAGATGAGCATGCGTTCCGTCTTCCGTGGCAGTTTCCGGAGGAGTAGCCGTACAGCGGATGGTGCTGCTGTGGCAGATGCCGGCGAGAAAATCCAGCGAATGTTCAAAAAGCCGTAGTGAGGTTGGGGGAATAGCTTGCACTTCGTCAAAAATAACAACGGCATTTGCCAGGGAGTGCATGCGCCGCACATACTGTTTGCCGGATGCATATAAGGCATTCAAGTATTGGACGGATGTAGTGAGTACAATGGGAACGTTCCATGTTTGAGTGGCTTCCATGTACCAGGTTTTTCTTTCCGGTGACCATGGTTCCATTTCTCCCTCCTTGTTAAGGGTTTCCTTCACCAGATTGGAATGATGCTCCAGGATGCAGTCTTTATATTCATTTCCAAGTACTTTCCGGATGGCATTGGCCGTTTGGTCAAGAATGGAGGTATAGGGAATGATGTAAATGATGCGTGACAAATGGTGCCGCCGTGCATGTTCCAGGGCAAATCTAAGGCTTGAGAGGGTTTTGCCTGCACCGGTGGGAAGTGTAAGGTTCCACTTGCCAACTCGTCCTGGCGCAGCTTGAAGGCACTCCTGCGACATGGCTGCCCGGCTTTGATTGATGGGAGTATCAGCCTTGAATTGTTCGAGATGTTTATTCAAGTTTTTTAACATTCCTTCCCAATCCGGTTCCGGAATGCTTTCGTAGCTTCCTTTTCCAGAAGCACTAGTGTAATCCGCTTCGATAAGGCTGCTCAAGCAGAACCGTGCGATTAGTCCGGCATGGAATGCTTGTTTTTTTGGACAGTGGCCAAACAGTGTTGTAAGGAGGGTGTAAACATTCTTGAATTCCGTGGCCAGTTCCGTTTTTTTCAGGAGAGAGTAGTAATGCTCTTTCTCCTGAAACGTCAATTTGGACAGGATTTCATCAAGATGGGTTTTCTCGCCGGATTTTTCCATGCGCTTGGAGAATACGTCATCTCCGGGCATCGTGCCACGGAAGCAGTCAATGAGAGCAGAGTTGTGATGGGAGGCAATACATAAAGCAATGATTTGCCGGAAGATAAAAAATTCTTCAGAGTCCTCCGGGATGGGGAAATAATTCCAGACAAACTGGGCTCCAGCAGTGGAATGGTCTATGCCGCCTTTTGGAATTGGAGGACTGATATGTTGAGAGAGAGCATCCATGTATTGCTGAAAGTCTGCACTCATTTTGCCGAAGTCGTGCATGCCGCCGATCAAGGCTCCAAATTGCGATAGCCCTAAGGAAGCAAGCAGGGTGGACATCGTACGGGCACATTCTTGTTCGTGAGTGGAAAGAGACTGATGGGGGCGAGCCTGATACATGTGAAACTATCATAGGTTCCATATGATCATTTGCAATATATGAATTGATTAATTTAGTATTTTATTTAGTGTTTCACCCTGAACAGAATTTCCAAGATGTCTTCTTCCTTTTTTTCAGTGCCCCTGGCGGCATTACAGCATTACTTGTATTGTCCCAGGCAATGCGCACTGATTCATCTGGAATGCGCGTGGGCTGATAATCAATTTACGGCGGAGGGGAATGTATTTCATGAACGGGCGGATTCCGGCATGACGGAAAACCGCGGGCGAAAGAGGATCCTGCGTTCTCTTCATATTTCTTCCCTCCAATGGGGAATTCACGGCATTGCGGATGTCGTGGAGGTTGTTTATGCTGAGAAAGGCGGCATTCCCGTATCCATGACGCCCGTGGAGTACAAGGTTGGCAAGCCCAAACCGCACCGTGCGGATGAAGTGCAGGTGTGCGCCCAGGCCTTGTGCCTGGAAGAAATGTTTGGGTTGGAGATTCCCTCCGGTTTTCTGTTTTATGGAAAGACCCAGAAAAGGATGGAGGTGGTATTTGATGAAGAGCTGCGTATTCTGACAGCCGAGGCTATCAGGAATGCCAGGGAGGTTTTAACCGGGGAAGTGACGCCGCCGCCCATGTATTCCAAAGCCTGCAAATCCTGTTCCCTGGTCAATGACTGTCTTCCTAACGTTTGCCGGGAGCACAGGCAGACCATGAAAGCCCGGGTGGATAGTGTGTTTGAAGACAGCTTGGAAACAAGTGAAGCCGATGATTTATGAAGAAGCATTTAAATACATTGTTTGTGACGCTGGAAGGATGCTGGCTGTCCAAGGATGGCGATACTGTAAAAGTCAATGCGGAAGGAACGTGTCTGCTGAGGGTTCCCCTCCATAACTTGGAGGGTATTGTGACGCTGGGATGGGACATAGGAGTTTCCCCTTATTTGATGGGAGCCTGTGCGGAACGCGGCATCACGCTTTCCTTCTGCAATCCTTACGGTAAATTTCTGGCTGGCGTACAGGGCTTCATGAAGGGAAATATCCTGTTGCGCCGGGAGCAATACCGCTGGGCTGATGATGAGGCAAGATGGGTTGGCGTTGCCCGGGAAATGATAGGAGCCAAAATTGCGAATTGCCGCAGTCTGCTTTTAAGGGCGCAAAGAACATACGGGAAAGATTTGTCGGAGGCGATCGATCGTCTGGCGGCTTTTTGCCGCATGGCACGTGGATGCAATTCCGGAGACATGTTGCGGGGCATTGAAGGTTCCGCAGCGGAAACCTATTTTTCCTGCTTGTCCCATTGCCAGAGGACGGAAGATCCGGAGCTGGTGTTTGAAAGCCGCAATAGACGTCCTCCCAAAGATTGTTTTAATGCTCTTTTATCTTTTCTATACAGTTTGTTGTGCCATGACTCCAGGTCCGCCCTTGAAAGTTCCGGCATTGATGCCGCCGCAGGCTTTCTGCACCGTGACCGCCCGGGGCGTCCCGGAATGGCTTTGGATCTGATGGAGGAATTCCGGGCTCCTCTTGCCGATCGCCTGGCCCTTACCCTGATTAACCGCAAGCAGATATCCTCAGATGATTTTGACAAGGAAGAATCCGGAGCCGTTTTTTTGAAGGAAGATTCCCGTAAAAAAGTATTAAATGCCTGGCAGGAACGGAAAAAGACCGTTCTGGTGCATCCTTTTCTTCAGGAAAAAACCACCCTGGGATTGCTGATTCATATTCAGGCCCTTTTGTTGGCACGCCATTTGCGTGGGGATCTGGATTGCTACCCTCCGTTCATCGGCAAGTAAAACGAGCTGTTGTCATGTATATTCTCATTACGTATGATGTAGCTACGGATGACAAGGCCGGACAGCGGCGGTTGCGGCAAGTGGCCCGAGCCTGTGAAAATGTCGGACAGAGAGTGCAGAATTCCGTATTTGAATGTGAATTGCCTCCTGCTCAATTGGTTGACATCAGGAACAAGCTGCTTAAGATTATTGATAGCGAGAGTGACAGCCTCAGAATTTATCATATGGGGTCCAATTGGCATCATAAAATAGAACAATTGGGTAAGGAGAAAAGCTATGACATCTCTGGTTCCTTGATTATTTAAAGACTGTTGAACATGGCCTGTGCGCCAACCTCAAGCTCACACGAATTCCCCGGTAGGTCGGCGATTGGTGTAATGCATTGGGAATAGAAGATTGACAGATAAATACTCAGAAAGAGCAACCGTGCAATGACGGTCTTTTTAGGGAGGTTGGCGCAAAGTATGATTTGCTTTGTTGAGTAGCAATGTATAAGGTTGGGCGCAGTCGCACTCCGCAAGGAGTGCGTGGATTGAAACCACATGGAACAATGCCAAAAGATACCAAAAGAATGTCGCACTCCGCAAGGAGTGCGTGGATTGAAACTTCGGACTGAGGCAGGCAGGCCGGTTGCCTATAGTCGCACTCCGCAAGGAGTGCGTGGATTGAAACTGTCCCTTATCTTCTTCGCCAAGTCATCTTCGCAGTCGCACTCCGCAAGGAGTGCGTGGATTGAAACATGAATCCGCCAGGGTGCATGCGGACTGTCTGCAGTCGCACTCCGCAAGGAGTGCGTGGATTGAAACTGATTATTCTTCATGAGGTCGTCACGTACCTTGTGTCGCACTCCGCAAGGAGTGCGTGGATTGAAACTGTATATATGCTCATTGTATTATTTCTTTCTATTGTCGCACTCCGCAAGGAGTGCGTGGATTGAAACCGGAGTAAACACTTTTTTAGCTTTCATTTTTTTGGTCGCACTCCGCAAGGAGTGCGTGGATTGAAACGACATATAACTGGCAAGCATTAAATGAAAATCCGGTCGCACTCCGCAAGGAGTGCGTGGATTGAAACACCGCGCGCTTTCTGTGCCCGCTGTGCGCCAGAGTCGCACTCCGCAAGGAGTGCGTGGATTGAAACAGCACTGGCATGTGTTTAGGATTAAAGCGCCGTGTCGCACTCCGCAAGGAGTGCGTGGATTGAAACTATGGTCGCACGAACCATGTAAGACGGCGAATCCGGTCGCACTCCGCAAGGAGTGCGTGGATTGAAACCGAGTTAAACGGGAAACCTGAAGGAGTGCAAGAAGTCGCACTCCGCAAGGAGTGCGTGGATTGAAACTTGACTAGGGGGGCAATCTCGCCAGTTGGTAGGATGTCGCACTCCGCAAGGAGTGCGTGGATTGAAACTCCAGACCGAGGCGGGCAGGCCGGTTGCGTATAGTCGCACTCCGCAAGGAGTGCGTGGATTGAAACATAATCATCATAGACAAAGTACGAAGGCGTTTTGGTCGCACTCCGCAAGGAGTGCGTGGATTGAAACCCTACCGGGGAAACGGAAACAATCATGGAACCTGGTCGCACTCCGCAAGGAGTGCGTGGATTGAAACAGGGGGTGAATGGCGGCAAGTTGGAAACGGTGAGTCGCACTCCGCAAGGAGTGCGTGGATTGAAACCAGCAACGCGTCCATGTTATTTCCCCTCCCGTTTGTCGCACTCCGCAAGGAGTGCGTGGATTGAAAAAGAAAAAGCTCTCCGAGCTTGTTTGGTCTAGAGAGCTTTTTTGTTCCATCATCTTGTTAAGTTGTCAGGAAGAGGGGTGATTATTGAGATTGAGTTCTGCCGGGGGGAGGGACTGGAGCAGAGCCAGGATGGGGTCCTGTGGTGCAGCGCCCATTTCCCGCTGGCGTTTGAATTCCTCCTCTTCCTGCTGCAGGGCTGCCAGTTTGGTGTCTTCCACCAGCGCCTTGAATTTGTCCGCCTGAGAGTATTCCCCGTCCTCGTCCCGGAAAACGCGGGCCAACCAGCGGCGTTTTTCTTCCGTACTGAGCAGGGGATTTTTCATGTGCCGGGGAATGTATTTTTGTCCAGCAGGTTTCCGGCAAGCTGTTCTCCATCCGCAGTGGGCCGGTAAACATAAGGGCGACCGTCTCCAATACGGTTGACATATCCCTGCGCAATGAGATCCTGCAGGATATTGGTGACGGTATTAGGGTGCAGGCGTGTGGCTTCCGTAATGGTGCTGTGGCGCCTGTACCCGGCAATGACGGCCAGGATGACCTGGGCACTGCTGAGGCGAAAGTCCAGCCTGCGGACGTTGGAGGCAAATATCTGTATGAAATCCAGTGCTTTCATGAGTATGTATTCACAATTTATTATTATGTTATTTGCTTATTATTCTCATGTTATTCACATTCTTCCGGGCAAGAGGGCGATTTGATTTTTCTCAGCAAATCCAGCAGCGGGTGGGAATCATTGGAAAAGCACTGCACCGCATTGACGGTAGCCGCCTGCGGAAGAATGATTTTATGGAATTCCTGGTTAAGATTCTGGCGCAGGCTTTGGTTGCCCGTCAGGGGCATGGCCAGTTTTTCTGCCAGCCGGGTGGCCAGTGCGTCCATGAAGAGGGGATCGAATTGGTCGGCGTTTTCAATATCGGCAATGTAGCTTAGGGGCAGCGGGGCGCAGGAAGCATGAATGCGGCGTCCCTGCATTTTCCATTCCGAGCATTCCACATCCAGCACGCGCAGGCAGTCTGCGGGCAGCGTGAATTGATAGGGGGTCAGGGAATTGGGCGCCTGTGCGGAAACGGAGTCCAGAGTGGTTTGCGTGGCGGCGAAGGTCCAGCGCGCCATGCAAAGGGTTTCCCTGCGGGCCGGATGGTAATGAAGAACGCAAAGGCGGGATGCCGTGGATTCATTGGCAATCAGCGCGTCCAGAGGTGCCTCCCCTATTTTGGAGAGGGCCGCGTTGCATATGTCCAGCGCGGATGGCGTATCCGGCTGAAGTAAGGATTCATTGATCATAGCGCCCTATGTTTTGGAGGAAACGGATGCGGAATGCATCACGTTTGGAGGCGACCTCTTTGATGCCACCAATGGCATGTATGCGTCCGGTTTTTCCTCAGGTGCATTTTTTGCCGATTTGTTTATTTGATAAATGCAAGCACTTGCCCGGATTGTCCGGGCAGGTGGAGAGAGCTCCCTTTCCTTCCATGGGAAAAGAACGCTCCCGCCGCATGGATTGTCTGTGAGGCGGGCGTCCGGCATCCTCTGGAGCCTTATATCCGGCAGAAGGGAAGGGGAATCAGTATCAACCATGAATAGAAAGCAAAAGAAATTATGGGATTTATGAAACCGTCCACACCTTCCGCTTCTGCTCCGGAGCAGACCATCCCGGTCAAGGCGGAGAGCGTGGAACAAGAAGTAGGGGAAGATTATCAGGCCCGGGAACGGCAGAGGCAGGGAATGATTTCCACCATTCTGGCGCGCCGTCATTCTTCCGCCGGGCAGGGGGAGGTCAATCCGCGGACTCTGCTTAGGAAAACTCTGGGATAGGCGCTGCCATGGAAGAAAGAACTGCGGAATTGAATTCCGTGTACAAGTCCCTGGCCGCCCAGCGCGCGCCATGGGAAACGTGGTGGGACCGTCTGAGGGATTACGTGCTGCCTCGCCGCCTGAATCGGGAAGGGGATGTTTCCCTACCCAACAGGGACGCCATGGACCGCATGACGGATACTACGGCTGTGGAGGCATGCCAGAAGCTGGCCAGCGGCCATATGTCCTATATTACGCCCAGCCATGACGTATGGTTCAAGTGGTCGGCTCCGGATGACCGGGGAGGCGACGAGGCGGAGGCCTGGTATAACCAGTGTTCGGAAATTGCCCTGAAAGAATTGTCCGTTTCCAATTTTTATACGGAGATTCATGAGTGTTTTCTGGACCGGGTGGCTTTGGGGACCGGAAGTCTGTTTACGGGCATATCCTCGGACGGAAGGCTGTTGTTTACCAATATTCCGTGCGGACAGTTCGCCTGTGCGGAGAATGCGGAAGGCCGGGTGGATACCTACGTCAGGGAGTTTACCTACACGGCTCATCAGGCACGCTCCATGTTCGGGGTGAAAGCTCTGGGGCCCAAGGCTCGGGAAGTTCTGGAGCGCGGAGGCAATCCGTATGCCACAACTCTGAGGTTTCTGCATGTTGTGCGCCCGCGCACCCGGCGCAGCCGCCGCAGGGAGCAGGCCTCCCACATGCCGTTTGAAAGCGTTTACCTGTCTCTGGACGACCAGGTGATTGTGGAGGAAGGGGGATACATGGAGTTCCCTTATCTGGTGACCCGCTTTTTGAAGTGGGGCAGCGGCCCGTACGGTCTGGCTCCCGGCAGGCTGGTGTTTCCCGCCATCCAGCAGGTGCAGTTCCTGAACCGTATTCTGGATACTCTTGGCGAGGTGGCCGCCTTTCCCCGTATTCTGGAGCTCGCCAACCAGATTGGGGAAGTGGATTTGCGGGCCGGCGGCAGGACCGTCATTACCCCGGAGGCCGCTTCCCTTCACCTTCCCCGGGAATGGGCTACGCAGGGCAGGTATGATGTTGGGATGGACCGTCTGACACAGAAGCAGGATGCGATACGCCGTGCCTATTATCTGCCCATGCTGGAGCTTTGGAGCGGGCACCGCGGCAATATGACTGCCACGGAGGTCATGGCGCGGGAGAATGAGCGCGTCTTGATGTTTTCTCCTTCCTTCACGCTGTTTGTGAGTGATCTGTATTCCACAATGACACGCATTTTTTCCCTGCTGTTCCGGATGGGCAAGTTTCCCAGGCCACCCCGTGCGGTATTGAGGGTAGGGAGGGACGGCTCCGTTGCCGTGGGAGAACCCAGGGTTGTCTATCAGTCAAAGATTGCCCTGGTGCTCAGGCGCTTGCAGAGTGAAGGGATGGACCGCAGCCTTCAGCGGCTGAATATGATGATGCAGGCTGCCCCGGATTTGGCGGATCATGTGGACTGGGACCACTGTTTCCGCCTGTCCGCCCGTGTGGACGGCGCCCCGGAGAGCATGCTGAGGCCCTGGGCCGATGTCCGTGCCATGCGGAAGGAACGGGCGGACCTCCAGCAGGGAGCCTCCCTGGCTCCGGCGGAAGAGGATCCTTATGCTTCCCTCAATCCTTTGCTTGACCAGTTAACCGCGATTCAAAAATGAACCAGGATACGACATTGCAGCAGGAGGCCTCCGTCCGGGAGGCCCGTCTCAAAAGGCGCCAGCTTCTCCGGGTGTTTGACACCCCGGACGGGCGTGAGGCGCTTACCTTTCTGGAAACCCGTTTCCAGACTGATTTGCCCGTTTTTCAAGGAAGTCCGGGGAATTACGACCCTCTGGACGCCATGAGGAGGGATGCCTACAGGGAGATCTTTCTGTACATCCGCCGCCAGCTTCAATTAGCCATTAAAGAAACCACAGAAGAAGAGAAAAATGATTGATTCCATTGATAACAGCATGGCCGCTCCTTTCAGGGATGCGGAGGGTTCCGGTTTCGTTTCCCCGGAGACGGACGCACTGTCCGAAACCGAAGTTCAAACTGAACCTTTTCCTCCCCTTCTGGGTGAGGACGGTGGTTTTGCTCCGGACTGGTACGCCCGGTTTGATGAGTTGAAAGGGATGGAGAAATCTCTTTCCAAGTTTAAGACGCCGGAGGCTCTGGCGAAGAGTTACGCGGAGCTGGAACGCCTGCGACGTTATCCCGGCGTGGAGAATGAAGAACAGATGGCGCGGTTCCGCCGGCTGGCCGGATTGCCGGAGTCGGAGGAAGAATATCGCCTGGAACGTCCAGAATCCACGCCGGAAAGCGAATGGAATGCTGACCTGGCAGAACGCATGGCCCGCACGGCCTATCGTTACGGAGTGCCGCCGGAGGCAATGAACGCTCTTCAGGAGACGATGGCCCAGGCATATGATGAGGCCCGCGAGCACATGGAAGATGCCCGGATGGAGATGGAAATGCAGGCGGAACAGTCCCTTCAGCAGGAATGGGGTTCCAATTATGAACGCAACATGGGCAGGGCTGCTGCCGTTCTTCGGCGGCTTGCCTCTGAAACAGGGGTGGATGCGGACGCTTTACTGGATAATCCGGGACTCGGTTCCAATCCGGATGCAATCCGCCTGTTGTACCAGGCATCACGCCTGCTTGATGAAGCTCCTCTCCATCATACAGGAAATGCGGTGCCTTCCCCCGCGGAGGAAGCCATGCGGATGGAATCGGATCCATCCCATCCTCTTTATGAGGCGTATATGAATGTGAACCATCCCAATCATAAATATGCCAATGAGTTATATGATCGTTTGACTACCCGTTAATTTCCCGGACGTTTTAACCGGTGGAGTCTCATAAAAAGCAAGCCCGGCGGAATGCTTTCCGCCGGGCTTTTAATAGTCATTGTTTCATCAGGGAAGGAGGGGGTAAGGGCTGGGGCCTTAAGCTGCCCTCCTACCATTAGCGTCCCGGGAAGGGGCTTGTGTTCAAAAAAAGTTGGAAAAACATTTTTCCCTGTATGGGAGACCAATGAGGTTAAATACTCATTATATCTTTCACTGTAAGTGAGTAAAGATAGGATTATCCCGTATTTTTCTTATCAACGCAAACTTTTGCATTAACCGTCTCTTTATGCCGGCATTTTTCAATTGAGCCTGTTACGGGGAAAAGAAGATGCTATGTCTATTAACTGGAGGGAGGCAATGAAAAACCCCGTCCGGAAAGGAACGGGGTTTTAAGAAAAATGGTACGCGGTAGAATTATATTATTGTTGATTATAAATTATTTATAATTTATTTACACAATTTTTTACACAAATAATATTATAGTCTGCCTAGTAAACGGTGCATATTTTGATGGCGTATTTTGTCGCGGTGTTGGTAGTGGACTATCCATTCCGGGCCATAGGCTGATGCCAACGGAAGCAGGTCAGAAAGGTATCCTATGGCATGCTCTACCCAAAGTGTTCGATCGCCTATTTCCCATGCGAAAAAAACAAGGTTTGGTGTCCATATACAGAGGCCCTTAGTGTTAGTAGCTTTTTGAATATCTTTGTAGAGTAGTTTTTCAGGGGAAGTAGAAGAATTTGTTATTCGACAATATTCAGTGTAATAAGCTAATGTTTTTTTTCTAGCGTCATATTTCACTGATTTTGATTTTTGTTGATCGGCATCATTAACTTGTTCTTGTTCTATTTCTTCGGGACAAAAGGCTCCACATGCCGGCGTATCAGCTGGCATTTCATCAAACAAATGTCCGGATTGTGAGCTGATACAGCATCCGTCAAAACTGTCCCAATATAGGCATTCTTCACAGGTTTTCATATTTTATGTTTATGCCGGCAATTCACCGTTGGTTACTCTGTCCCTTACTTCCATCTTGGAAATCCCCATGGAGATCATCACCTTCTCCATATCGACTTTCTGAACCGCTTTCTTCCTGCCGCCGGGCTTGCCGATCAGCTTCTGCCCCTGTTCATTTTCATCTTCCCATTCCTCGGCTTCCGCATCCTCTCCATTCTCCTTCTTGGGATATAAATCATGCACCAGAATAAACGCGGAAGCGAACTTCTTACGGAACCGGGCCTGTTCGGCTTTAATCCGCTTGCGCTTCAAAACGCAAAACCTCGCACCATATTCACCGATAACCTCCGCATCAGACCAGTACTTCAAATTTTCCTTGTACTTGTCATTGCCCTTCCTGAACTCCTGCCGGAAATGGGGCAACAGCAGATCATACATAATCATGGCCCTGACGTAATCCTTCCGGGAAACTTTTAGATACACTGTCTTGAAATACGGCTTGTATTCAAAAGAACCGTAGGAACCCCGGCACACCGCCGCAATCTGGGCGACCAGCTTCATTTCCATCTGGTTTTTATACTGCATCTCAAATTCGCCGATTATTTCATCATTGAAATCATCTTCGCCGAAACCGTGTGCCCGGCAAATGCGTTCAAACGCCACTCTTGCGGACTCCTTTTCTCCGTCTATTCCCTCCTGAACAAGGGCGTAAATCTTTCTGGCTTTCTCAAAAGCCTTTTCCCGCTCAGTCATTGTCCTGTTCCTCCTTTCTCGGCTTCCAGTAAACAGGCCATCCCATAGCGGCGCACCCTACACAGCACTTGTACTGTTTTGGGTCGTGCTCACAATTCGAGCATCTTCGCCGCATAGGATGCCCCCACTCCCGGCACGCGGCCCGCTTCTGCCATGCGTTAAGTATAAGCTCATGTTGATGAGTCTCGTTTCTGGCTTGCCTCAAGAGTTTTTGGCGAGTTTTCCCCGGCAACGCTTTGACGGTCGATCTGATACCCTTGTGAGTTAAAACAACCTGTTCCCATGCTCCGCCGTACTCAAAAAAAGCTTTCTGTTCAAGTGTCAGTTTCATTTTCCTTTTATTTTGAATATAATATATTGAATGATAATAATAACTAACAATATGATTAAAATTGAAAATGTTAAAATATCGAATAAATCAATAATTATCATTACCGGTCTCCTTTCTTGGCTCTTGAATGTCTTTGTGCACAAAATCCTTGCATCGAAAACATAAATCAAGGGAGGCTAAACCTCGCGTTTTTCGGCACTTAGAAACATAAGAAGGTCCATTCCCCAAGCCGTAAACCGTGCCTATATAGGCATGTTTACAGTTGTCTTCTCTTTTGGCATCGAGTTTTTTTAGCTTCATTCTTCTTCCTTTCTCGGTTCCCAGAATGGTTGATATACGCTAGGGCGACAAATGCGGCATGGATCGGCATCCCCACCCCATCCAAAATGCTCACAATTACCGCAATACCGTTTTTCCATTGGTATCCACGCCCTGCACGCGGCTCGCTTCTGCCAAGCGTCACGGATAAGCAGGGCGTGCTGTTCAGTAACATCTTGGGTCTCGCAGCAAACATAGTTTCCGCTTCTCCAATAGTGACGCCTAGAGAGGAAATTAACACACTTCCATCCTTTATGGTCGTCTCTAAATTTTTCCAATTTCCCAAGAGCTTTCCCGTACTCAAAAAAGGCTTTCTGTTCAGGCGTCAGCTTCATAGGCCCTCCTTCCCCTGTGCAAATGCCATCTTGTCGATCTGCGGTGAACCTGTCATCAGCTCGCTCAGGCAAACCAGTTTATACCCGGCATTCCTGACTGATTCGGAGCTGTTGATCAGATCCTCCATCTTCTTCCGGGTGCCGGCTCCAAGCAGTAGTGACTTACCCCAGCAATCCACAATCAGGGCATAAGCCGGAAATGCCGTCGTTTTCAATTTGGTAAACCTTGCCAGTCTCTTCCTCCATCTTCGGGACTGCCGGGATAACTCCACGGCTTCATCCAGAGACTTCGGCACGCGCTTTTCAATCTCATTCACGCGATTCCAAAGCATGGCCAGCAGGCACCGCTTGCGCAAGATGTAACTTTGCCGGACAACCGTCTTCGATGCCGCCTTTGTCCTTCTTACGGACTTTTTCTTTTTTATCGTTCCAGACTTCATGCTGACATAAATTAAGCGTTTAATCCTCAGGCAACGGATATTCCGGAAACATGATTATTTCCCCTTCATCTATTTGTTTATTTAGGCAACGTGCTTCCTTTTCGAGTGTTTTTATTTGTTCACGGATTCTTAAAAACTGTTGAATAGCAACATTATTTTCCGCTTCTTGCGGCGAGATGCGGAAGGCAATCTGTTTGGCTCCTTTCCCGGATTTATCCATGCCGTCCTTACGGATGTTAAAAGTGTAAAAAGCACTCCATTTCCCTGTAGTGGCAACAGCGAAAAAATTTTTCATATAGTCGCAAACGACAATGCCAAAATCCCAATGTGCTTTTCCCTTCTTTTCGTAAGGCGATGATGAAGGCTCAACAAGGAAGCGTATCAGTTCGCCGTTTTTGATGTCGTCAAATTGTCTTGTCTTGTTCATGGGGATTATTCGATTTCTTCAAGGTTGTTTATGGCACTTGTTATGCATTCACAGGCTTCCTGCATGGCGTAAATGGCATTTTCAGATTGTTCTATGCGGTTGGTCATATTTTCCGGGAGGTTATCTTTATACTCTTCTTCTTCCTCCATGATCGTTTCCAGCGTTTCATGAAGGTTTTGGAGGTCGTCATGCAGGTCTTCCAACTTTTTGCGGCGTTGTTTATTCATATTCTTTCTTGTTAATTGTTAATCGTTTTTACTGTTCTTCTCTTTTTTCCTGTTAAGCTCCCATGGCCACAGAATCACATCATCCTGCCGCACGGGGTCAGGCGGCCCGGAAACCGTTTCCAGATAAAGAACACCCCGGCCCGCATTTTTCCCAATGATCCTTCTAGCCCGCCGTTCCCCGAAAAGTTTCACCTTGTCCCCCGGCCAGACCCTCATGATAGGCGGAAACTTGGAAACAAGCTTTTCCCAGTCCTTCCAGCAGTTTTCTTCTCCGTTTGGGTAAGATCCAGCAGAAGTGCATAATCCGCAATTACACTGAATTAAATCGGATTCTCCATCTCCGCATCCGAATTCAATATATTCTGGCATTTCCCCGCACAGCGGACATAAAAGCTTCTTCATTTCAATTCTCCGTTAATCGTTAAAACCTTGAACTTAATAACCCACACCCACGGATTCATTTTAGACGATCCGGCTCCCTTTAATTTATCCCACAGGGAAAAGTAAGACGTCCGGGCAAAAATGTACCCATTGGATTTCCCTGAATAATCCTTCCATAAGTGGGCATCAGTTATTTCGTCGTGCCAGACGCTTTCAATGCCCTCCATTTGGGCATCCTGCGGTGTAATGTCTAACAGCCGCTCAATTCTTACTTCTGTAATTTCCAACAAAATCCGCGCCGCTTTCCGGGGCATGTGAATACCAGATTTCCAAGGTGACGCTTCCGTTCCATCTTTGTTTATTTTAATGCCTCCATCCTCGTCCAAGACATGTACATATCCTTGGTGAGTGGCGGCGTAGCAGTATTTCCCGGTGGGCCGGAATTGATCATCATATACCTCGAAAAACGTTTCTCTTACCCACAGTCGATCGCCCGCTTTCCCGTAGGGGCATCTTACCCACGGATTAAAATCATCATCCGGGAAATCTCCTTCATCGTCTTTAGAGACGGCAAGCCATAAACCGGGTTCAACTTCTAAGAACTCCCGAATCTCCCAGCCTCTTTCTTTCAGGTGCTCCGGGAAATCATTAAACCGGTTCAGGCCGCGCGTGCGGCGCGTCTGATTCTTGTACTGGCCGGGCATGCTGTATTCCTGTAGTAACGCCCTGATCATGTCCTCGCTGAACAGAATGGGCCGTTCTTTCACATTGTTATTCATGGTTAGAAAGTTGTGGTTTTGTTTTATAATTCATAATGGCTGTAATAGTGGTTTCTCCGGAGGGGGTGAGGGTGTAGTGAGTGTTGTATGGCCAGATAGTTTTTCTGTGGCTGATAATGAGATTTTTTTTAAGAAGATTAGAAATATTCCTTTGAATGCTCTTAAAATTCAGGTGCAAAGAATTCGCTATTTGCTGGGTGGTGTTTACTCCAATAGCTATAGCAGACAGCGTAATAGTTTCTCCGTGGGTAAGAATAGGGTTGGTATTGATATTTCTTGTGATGGTTAAGTAGGCTTGAAAAATGTTCATTGCATATGGCATTAAATGTTGAAAATAAATGATAAAAATTGTATCGCCGTGAGGACGTAAACACTACAGCACAATATCCAGAACCAGAGCGGCCAGTAACCTCCCTGAAACAGGGCTTTTTCCATAGAATTTAATTCCTGTCTGGCTTCTCCGGGGGACATGGTGACGGAGGTTCCTTTGACAGCATGCCGTTTTCGGATGCCAAATTTGACAGCGACGCGACAACAGCTTCTAACGCCGTCGTCAAAAATCCACAGGCGGCTCAAGCGGAGTTTACAGGGGTGTATGTAGTATCTCATTTTTCCAGTTGTTTAGTGCGGGTTTATTTCGTTAAAAAATTGTTTAAGTTCTTCGGGGGTAACGGGAACGTCCGTTTCCTGAGGGGGAGGGATGGCAAGGTTACGTTGTGGCGGCGGCTCGTTGGCCGGGGAGATTTTTGGTTTCCAGCGCGTGTCTTTCGCCCATAATTCCGCCTTGGTAAGCACATCAATGATGTCTTCGTAGAATTTTAGGCGGGAGGCAGGACAGTAGTATTTGTTGTTGTGGCTGTCTCTTGTCTGGCCGCGTTTGTAGTAGCCGTTATAGTAAGCTTTTAATAGTTGCCAGTCCCTATCTCCGCATGTGATTGTTTGCTGGTATGCCTGCATGGCGGCGGCGTATTCTTTCCGGTTGAGGTCTTTGTTTTGCCAAGCATCCATAACGCAGGTGTTCCGCAAAAAGGCCCAGAATGCGAGCGGCGGCGTTTTGTTTTCCAATTTTCCGGACGGGGATGGGGGATGATTGTTTTCCGGACGGGGGGAAGGTTGCACGCCGGTATTGTTGGCCAGAGTCTGACGCTTTTTGTTGAGAATGGCTTGTTTGTCGTGGGGATAGCCGTAAATATGCAGGTCTTCCCCGACCATATTCCAAAGGGTGGATTTTTTTCGGAGAGTGGCGGGATCTACGTTCAGCGTTTTCCGGATTTCAGCAGGTTTCCAAGATGCGAAATTTTTAATGATTCCGTTGTTTTCCTGACTGGTACAATATTGCAAAAGGGTTATCCAGATTCCGCGCTGGGATAGCCGCGCAGACTTGAATTCCCGGCTCTGGGTGTGATGATGCTGAACGGGCGAGTAGTTCACAGGGCAGGTCAGTTAATAGCTGATTCCGTGATGGTGGCGTCCAGATAACACGCGAGGATAAACAGCAAGTCTTTACCGCGCTGGGTAAGGTGCACACTTCCGTCCGTTTGCTGTGCAATTCCCACATTGATCAAATGGGCAAAAAGCATACTGCCAAAGACGGGGTCTTCCTGATGCACTTCGGAATCAGCAAGGGAAGCGTAGTGCGTCAGTTGCTCTAATGTGTGAACAAGGCGTTTCCGGAGTTCCGTTTCCGGCAAGGAAAGCAGGTGCCGGCTGTATTTGGTGTCCAGATTGAGGATAAGGCGTTGATTTGCGTTCATGATTCCTCTGATTCATGGATTATTTTTTTGATGTAAGAACGGCTCCAGAAGCGTTTTCCGCGTTGGTCGTAAGGATTGTTTTTTACAAGGCGAGAGCATTGGGGATGGCGTTTGCGCTGGTTATAAAGCCATTGCTTGGAACACCCGAATTCATGGGTGATTTGGTCCGTAGAAATATAGTCATCCGGCGTAGGCGCCGCGACAGGGGAAGGGTTGGCGGCTGTAGAACGGAAGATACTAGCCGCGCCAACGACAGCTAACTTGTCCCAGATTTTCTCTGTAACGAGTTCTGCTAGGGTGTTGAGTTCTTCCGGTGTCACGGTTAGAATTGAATGGTTCAAGATTATTGGTTACCCTCCTCGGCATGTGGGATTTGCTGACAAGGCTTGACTGGGCCAGACTCGACTGGATTAACATTGTGGAAAATACCATTTCCGGGCTTCTCGTCGTCGTAGGAACCGCTCTCATTGCCATTTTCAGAAAGCAGCTCTGGAAAACGCTTGTACGCCTTGGCAAGTTCTGCCGTCACACTGCGATTGTCTTTCGCCGCAAACTCCACTTCCTTCTGCGCATCCGCCACCACATATCCTATTTGCGCCGCCTCATCCCTAAGCATCGCAAGCTCCTTGCTGATTTCAGGAAAGCTACGCTCCAACTGGAACAATTGCTTCTCCAACACTCCCAGAAAAGCGCGCGCCTCACAGAGCCTCAACTCCAACTCCTTCCAAGAATGGTTGGATATAGTGAGACTATTGATCTTTACTATTTCGCGAAAGATCTTCAATGGAATTTGGACTATGCCGAGGTTATTGCTACACAGCTTGAAGATGCCGGTCTCATCTATTGCAGCCGTTCCATGGCTGGAACTGAATGCAGCATTACCAACAGAGGCAGAGAACTTCTCATCAACCTTGGCATTCTCACTCAAAGGGGGATTGCTGAAAATTGACTTCATACTGCGAGCTTATTTGTGAATCATAATAAGATGGAGGTGTTAACACCTGTGAATTAAAAAAATTATTTTTCCTGAACAAGATTTCCCCTTTCTGGTGTTAACACCTTATGTATAAAAAATAAGCATTGTCCGGACACTGAACGATGTTGTTGTCTAGCTTGATTGAGTATTTTATGGTGCAGTTCTCTGGGCATACGGATGCTAACGGTTTTTGTTTCGTTTGGCTGCTTTTCTAGTTTCTTCTGCGATTTGTTCATAGTCTTCCGGGGTGAGGATTGTGTTTATAGTCTCACGAATGAGGATTTCTATAATAAGATTTTTTACTGTAATTTTTCTTTCCTGGGCGAGTTTCTGTAGCCGTTTATGGAGAGTGCGCGGCATGCGAATTCCCACTAGGTGTTTGTCTGGGTCTGGCATGTTCGGCATAGGCATAGAGTAGAATTTGGTGTTAACACCGTCAACAAAAAATCACTTTTTGCTGATTATTTTTCATATGTTTTTGATTTTAAAAGTCCAGCCAAGGGCGGTTGATCGTCTTCTTGGTGGATGGGTGTGTTTGAATGTAGTTATTAATAGTCTCCTCATTGATGCGTTTGACGGTATCGACGTCAATGAGTGGCAGATGGGCAAACCCTTCCTTTTCCGCGTTTTCCTTGTTGTAAAAGCGTTTGTAGTTATGATGGTCTATATAGCTGACGAGGTGGTCATAAAACTGTTGGCCAGGCAGTATGTAGCATTTTTTCTCTTTGAAGAGGAATGCTTTGACCAGAGGGGCAATACCGGCGCTCTGCTTAGTGTGTTGGATATGGTTATCCCCACAGGCTTGATATGCGGCTTTGCTGAGCCAGGGGGTGTAATAGAGTTCCCATGTGTGGGAGAGGCCATGAATGGGGGAGTCAAACGCATTTTCCCATTCATGCTTTATGTGGCGAAGGTATTTTACAACCTGATTAACTGGGAGTTCGTCGTTGAAGCATTTGCATTGGATGAGGCGGGTTTGGGTATCTTGCAGGGCCACGAGATCTACGCCTTTGTCTTTTTCGCCGGCATAGGCGCCGCGGTAGAAGACGATATGCCCCTTTGTCTCCATCAGATAGCCTATATAGCGTTCATAGGCCAGTCCCTGTTCTGCTTTTGGGTCTGGGGGATCCGGGGCAGGATTGGCTGGTTTTTGCGGCGCGGGAGAGCCAATGGTTGGCTTCTGTTCGTGGCTTCTCCCCTGATTTCTGATTCTTTCCAGCTGTTCCTTCTCCAGACGCTCCTGTTCTGCTCTTCTTCTCTGTTCCGCTTCCTTTTTCTTCTTTTCTTCCTCCCTTTTCTGTTCCGCTCTCCTTCTCTGTTCTTCCCACCACAGGGGATTTTGAGGAGAGGGGATAACGGGGGGGAGAGGCTGCGCGGGGGATGGCGGCGTTTCCAGTTTGAACCAGTTGCGAATGAGATAAATCAAGGCTAGGGAGCCAATGACGATACAGGTTGTTTTTATGGCGATAGTTTCATTGGCAATGCGAAGCTCATCCCTTTCCTTTTGTTTTTTGATGGCGTATTGTCTGCGTTTTTCCCGGAAGGCTTCCGGGCAGTAGATTTTTTCCCCCTTGGCGGTAATATAAAAGCCGTCCCAGTCAACATCGTCCGGGCCAATGTTGTGGAGATTTTTCTCTCCTCCGTCTTTATCCGTTTGGGTTACTGGCTGATGACTTGGGGCTTCATAAGCTGCTGAATACTGGGACTTCTTCACGCGTTCGCCTATGGCGTCCTGCCAAGCCGCTCTGGCCGTGTCAGCAGCGCAAGGGAGGGAGAGGAAGGCAAGGGAAATGATGATGAAACGAAGCATGCAGAACAGGAAGGTACGATGATGCGCAGATTTTGTCAAACAGGGCATCTTTGCAATTCCGCCAATCAGCTTCCAGAAAGAGTATGACCAAATATTTTCTCTTTTCAGGTTGGCGGGAGTGAAGGCTCCTGAGGGGGCTTTGCGAGCGCCAAGCAGACACGGAAGCGGGCAAGGCGCGGCGATAGTTTTTGCGCGGTTTTCCAATGGATTTCCGTAAGGTTTCTGACGGATTTCTTCATGCTGTGTTTTTGCTGTATGTTGCCGTTGAGATTGTTATGATTTTCGTCATGCTCCGATATCAGGATTTATCCATTTATTCTTTCCAATAAGAGAGCTTTTAGACGTTTGTAACGTGGTTGGCTCATCCCGCGCCAACCGGATTTGATGCTCTCTCTCCTGTTTTTTCGAATGATTCCAGAGCTGGAACCATTATTTGGGGACTATTTTTTTCTTGCCGTCCTGTGCTAAGGGGTTCCCGCATGGAAATGTTGTTGCGAGCATTACGCGGTTTTTTCAGGCGTGTTCATTTATCCGGGCTGAATCAGGGTCAATTAACGGTCATGGTTGCTTTGGCTGACCGGGAACAAACATGTATGGAGGTTGCGTTAGAAACGGGTTTTGACCGGGAATATACGAGGCAGGTTCTCCAACGCCTGAGGCATCAGGGTGATGTTGTTTTGAGGCCTTACCGGTCTTCCGGTCATGGTCAGGTGGAATATATTTATACTTTGACAGAAAAAGGGTCTGATACTTTGCAACGGTGTTTCGGAGAGTTTGATGGACTGATGGCTTGCCTTGCCCGGAAAGAGAATGTTGAAGCTTTGAGGAATGCCGGGGGGACGCAAGAAGAAGAGAATACCAAGCCAAAGAAGAGTGAGGCTTTACAAGATTTGATATAAGTTGTTGTAATGTAATTGATTGTTAGGAAATGTTAAGTGAGCGTGACCATATTTTTTGCGAGAAAGTAGCCTCCGGATTGATGGCGTATCAGGCTTATATTGAGGCAGGGTTTTGTTGCACCAGCAATGAATCCGCGCAGGCGGCGGCTTCCCGGAAGATGAAAGAGCCGGGAATCAAGGAAGAAATCAGGAAAATCCGTGAGCGTCTTTGTGATGAAAATTGCCTGACACTAAAAGAAAAGAGGCTCAAGCTCGCGGAAATTGCGCGAGGAAAAGCGTTGTTTTCCGGTGATGAATTTTTATTTGAAGTGCCTCCTTCCCATGCGGAGCGGATGAAGGCGATTGATTTGGATAACAAGATGACGGGTGATTATGCTCCGGAAAAGCAGGATGTGAGCATTCAAGGGCTATTCTTTGAAGATTTGTTTGAATATGGAGAGGGGAGAGAAACAGTATCAGGAAGTTCTGAACTTTTGGAAGAGCAGGTTGAATAACCGGCTTTGGCGGCTGGAACATCTGTATTGGATCAAGAATGTTGACGGCATTGTTATTCCTTTCCGGCCAAATGAAGTACAGCGGAAGTTTCTTGAAAGGCAACATGGCCGCAACGCTATTTTGAAGGCTCGCCAGTTGGGCCTTTCTACGCTGGTAGGCGTGTTGATGGCTGATTTTGTATTTTGGAATGAGAATAAGACTGCGGCAATTATTGATTGGCGACTGCCGGAGGGTCAGAAAAAACTTCTGGGAGTGCGGTTTCAATGGGAGCATCTGGATTATGTGCCGGAAGGGGCTGAGCGTGAACGGCGCATTATTGCGTGGCTGATGCGCGAGAAGAAGAGGCGTTTGGGAACGGTCAAGAAGGATGGGTCTATTGTGCCGGTGACAGCTACAGCTAATAAGCTGGCGTTCCGGAACGGGTCTGTTATTTACACTGACAATACATTCCGTGGAGGCACAACACAGTTCATGCACGTTTCCGAACTGGCCAAAATGGCCAAGCGGTTCCCGGACAGGGCAAGGGAAGTGGTGAACGGCGGGTTTGAGTCCGTGCCGACTAACGGAACAATCATTGTAGAAAGCACGCACGAAGGCGGCAGGAGCGGCGTGAATTACAATTTGATGAAGACTGCCATGTCAAAACGGGGGAAGCCTCTTCTCCCGGTGGATTGGCGGTTTTTCTTTTTCCCGTGGTACGAAGAAAGCCGTTATCAGCTGGACGTGCCGGAAGGGTATGTATTCAGGGATGAAACCATTGAATATTTCAACCGGATGAAAGAGGTTTATGGCGTGGATGTACCGGAATCCGCGCGGTTGTGGTGGGAATGGAAGAACGGGCAGTCTGATTTTAACATGGGGGAAGAGTACCCTACTGTGCCGGATGAGGCTTTTGACGCGATTGGGGACGATGCTATTTATTGCGCTCAATTCCGGAAGCTGCGCCGCGATAACCGTATTGGGTGCCGGTTTGTGGTGCATTCCTATGCTCCTGTTTATTGCACCTGGGATATTGGCGTTGCTGACCACATGGCAACGGTGTTTTTCCAGAAGGTGGGAGGGGAAACCCGCATTATTGGAGGGATTCAGGCCAAGAAGTCATGCGTGCTGGATATGCTGGCAAGGGTCAGGGATTTTGAGCAGACGCACGGGTTTAAGGTGTTTCGCCATTTGCTTCCCCATGACGGCGGGCATCATTCCACTAATGACCGAAAGACGAATCAACAGACTTTGGAAGAAAACGGATGCCGGGATGTCAGACTGGTTCCGAAGACGGGAAGCGTCTGGCTATCCATTGGTGAAGTGCGTTCTTTTCTCCCTTCCACGGTCTGGCATGAACGATGCGGCGAAAGGATTGAAGACGGCAGTGAGGAAGGGCTTCCGGGATTGCTTGATTGCATGGAAAGCTATCATGTGGATCAGAACGGGAAGATTGATCATGATGATTGTTCCCATTTTGCAGACGCTTTCCGGATGTTTATTGAGGCCGCCTGCCACGGTTTGATTGAGGGGTTTGAAAGTTCCATCGTCGGCATGGAATGCCTGGGAACCGCGTCCTGTTACGATGCCGGCGTTGCGGATATGCCCTGATAAGGGTGGGACATTTTGCGGTGGGTGTATCATCAGCAGGATGCTTTTTGCGGCATTTCTTTTGCATAATGCCGCGTATGGGAAAGTTTCTTGAGGCAAAAGCGGCTCCGATTCCTCAGCAGAAAGAGGTGGTCAAGGAGCCGGAAATCATTGATACGAGCGAAACGGCGGAAAACACCGTTAAGGCCCGCGCCCGAAAGCGTTATGGATTTGATAAAACTTTCACGGCAAAAGGGAATGGCAGTGCTGTTTTTGGTCAGTCTTCCGGATCCAGTTACCGGAAGACGCTGGGTTAATCAGTTCAGGGTGTGAGTTATGAACGGGGAAGAAGTCATTTCGCTATATAACAATTTGGAGAGGGAAAAGCAGGATGCGGCAAGCTGGGCCTCAGAATTGAAGAAGTTTGTTTATCCTTTTTCCCCTACCGGGTTGCCCAGCAGTTTTTCCTTTCTGGGCGTCGGTTTGAAAAACCTGCATGATTCTACGGCTGTACGGGCCAATCAACGGCTTGCGGCGGCGCATCAGAGTTTTTTGAGCGATCCCGGAAAGCTCTGGTTCAGTTTTGAGCCTTCCGCCGCTCTTGGTTCAGCGGTGCAAAAGAGCGGCCCGGTGAAGAAGTGGCTGAGAGATTGCGCGGAAAGAACATATCAGGCATTGGCTGAAAGCAATTTTTATACGGTCAACCATCAGGCGTTGCTGGACAGATGCGGGTTTGGCACGGGGAGTTATTACGGCGGCATCAGCAATGAAAACAGGCTGATGTTTTCCTATGTTCCTTTTGATTCTTTTGTGTTCGCGGAAGATGAACAGGGCATGCCGAATTTGTTGATACGCAAGTTTGAATGGAATGCCGTCCAGGCGGCCCGCTGGCTTGGCGGCGCGGGGAAGCTGAACCAGCCAATGAAGGATGCCTACAGGGATGAAACAGAGCGCATCAAAAAGAAATTTACCATTCTCCATGCCGTAGGAAGAAAGGAAAATTATGATCCATTAACAGAGAAGGAATATTTTTCCTTTTATATAGAAAAAGGGAACAAGGACATTCTGGAAGAGGGCGGGTTTGGCGAATTCCCTTACATGGTTTCCCGTTTTTTGAAATGGGTTGGTCCGTGGGGATTGGCCCCGGCCCGGCTGTGCTGGTCTAATATCCTGTCTTTGCAGTACAGCCGGAGGATTACCCGGATGCTGGGAGAGTTGAAGGCTTTTCCCCGCCTTAAAGTATCGAAAGATCTTGTGGGCCGCGTGAGTTTGAGGCCGGGCGGCCAGACTGTCGTCGGTCAAGGGGATGCTGCTTTACCGGCTGAGTGGGGTACGGTGGGCGATTATCGGGAAGTGATGAATGAAATGGAAATGGATCGTCAGGAAGTGCGGTCTGCTTTTTATCTGGATATGCTTGATTTGTTCGGCGCGCAAACAGGCCAAATGACTGCAACGGAGGTGAACGCCCGGCTGGAAGAAAGGCTGTTGGCGTTCAGCCCTACGTTCTGCCAGCACCTGAATGATTTTCGGCCTATGATGCTGAGGATTTTCCGTCTGATGCTGGATGCCCGGCTGTTTGATCCGAATATACCTTCTGAGTTGATGAGGCCTAACGGGAAGGGAGGGCAGGAATTTAATCCCAAGGCTTTGCCTGATGTCGTTTACAATTCCAAGTTCGCCCAACTAATGAAGCAGGTTCAGCTTTCCGGGCTTGTCGGGTCTCAGGATACTATTGCCAATATGGCCAAGTTTGACCCCGGCGTGATTGCCCGGTTTGATTTTGATTTTGCGGCTCAGGAAGTTGTGCGCGGCATGGGCGTGCCGGAAAGTTTTATCAGGAACGATAAGGAAAAGATGGAGGCTTTGCAGGAAATGCAGGAGAGGATGATGATGGCGCAACCTCCTGCCGGAGAGGGATAACAATTAACAGTTTTTGATAATGAATGATCCTTTTGAGTTCGACGAAGAAGAGGAATTAGAAAAGCAGAAGAAGCTGTTGAGTGATGCTTTCGGCAAGCTGGACAGGGCTTCCATGAAGGCTTTGGAAGAGTGGTTCCGTGGGGAATTCGGCATTCATCAGGCGGCTTTCCGCGTTTTTAACGGTGAATGGAATCCGCTGGATGCGATGAGACAAGACGCATTCCGGCTAGTCTGGAACAGTATGGTCGTGAGCTGGAAGAAAGTCCACGAACCGGGCAATACGGAAGAAGTATCATATTTTAACGATTAACAATCAATTTTTTCTATGAGTGAAAAACAAGAAAACAATAATGATGGGGCTGTGACTGTACAGCCGGTTTTGGGAAATGACGGTCATTCCAATGCGCCTTCAACACAGGGAACCGGTGCGCCTACGCCTTCGGCTCCCTCCGGCGGCATTGCCTCCCCTCCGGTTCAGGGAACCGGCGATTTAATGCCTCCTGCCGGTGGCGATGCTTTTCCGGATTTGGCGGATTACGCTACCGGGCTGTTTGAGGGGGTGGAGCCTGAGAGTCTGGATTACAAGCTTTTTGAACGCGCTCGCGTGGCAGCTCATAAGGCGGGGATTCCTCAGGATGCCCTGTCTTCCGTGATGGGTGATGTCCGGACGTTCATCAATGAGACGGAAGCGCAGATTGAACAGGCGCGGATAGATGCCAGTAATGAGCAGTTAAAGCAGTTACAGCAGACTTACGGAAGCAAGTTTCAGTCTGTGATGGAGGCCTGCAATAATACGCTCAGCAATTTAGCCGTAGAGTTCGGAGTAGATGCCAGCGTGTTCAATCTTCCGGAAATCCGGAATAATCCGGAGGTAGTGAAGTTTTTTTACGGCCTTTCCCAGCGGATGAAAGAAGCCGGGTTTGCCCATGTGAATCAAATGGCTTCCATTGCTACTGCGGAACAGGAGCTTGAATCCATTTACAATGGCACGCATGAGTTGAGCAAGGCTTATATGGACAGTACGCATCCGGATTGGAAGAGGGCGCAGACGCGCGTGAATGAGCTGACCCGGATGACGATGCAGGGGTAATTTCAGTTAATAGTTAATAGTTTTTATTGGTATGGCGACGGGCGCGACAGGGTTTCAGGGGTTCATGCGCGATCATGCGAAGGAGTTTTCCTTGTTTGGCAATGGCGTGAGTTTGGCCGGTGGGGCCTTGTCCGCCCTGCACCAGTATCAGGCCGGGAAAGCTCAGAAAGCGGCAGGACTGGCAACGGCGGATAATATGCGGCGGGCGGCTCAAGGAGCGTATGATTCCGCGCTGGCGGATGAATATTTGCAAAGGATGAACCAGAATGCTGACGCGAGCACGGCGCGGGCGGCTCAGGCGGCATCCGGTTTCATGTCCACCGGAACTGGCAATATGAATGAATTAACGCTGATGAAGCAGTATGAGCATGGCATTGCTCAGGCGGCTACTCAGCGGGAGAACCAGCGCAGGAGTGCGCTGTATCAGGCTGATTTGGCAGAGTGGCAGGCGAGACAGGCCGCGCGGGCCTCCAAGCGCGGGGCTTTGGGGACGATTTTAGGGGCAGTAGCCGGAACGGCTCTTTCTTTAACCGGTTTCGGCATGGCGGCAGTTCCGGCCATGAAGGCCGGGCAGGTGTTGAGCAGGTAACGACGAATAGTTAATCAGAAGAGAGTTATGAAAGTTGGTCTGATGGGAGATAACGGGTTCCGGGCTGGGCATGTGAATGGGAATGCGGCCGCGGCTCCGGCGCTTGCTACAGCCGAAGTATTTGGACAGGCGGCTAAAATTGGGCGGGCGGTGGATGATTTGGGGCAGGATTTGATGCACAAGGAGAATGTTTTGCGGGATGATGAGAGTTTCCGGATGGGACTCACTAACGCCCGCGGATTGATTGCCTCCGCTGAACAGGATATTGACAATGGAGCGGATTGGGAAGAAACGCTTGCCAAGAAGCGCGAGTTGGTGGATGAACCGGAGTTTATGACTCCGGATGCGGCTGTACGTTACCGCGCCGCCATTGAGGATTTGTTTCAGCGCGGGGGGGAGGCGTTGCAGGATAGACAGCGGAGAGTGAGCGCGAAGAGGGCCAGGGCGGCTTTTTCCGCAGATTGGGCCGCCGCCGTGGAAAGCGGAGATATGGAACGCGTTCAATCCGTGCTGAATTCCGGGGTGGGCGTGTATGTGGACGGCATGAAGGCATCAAGGATGCTGGCTTCCGCAAAGAAACAGATTGGCGCGTTAAAGGCGGCCAAGGATTTTGACGAGAATCCCGACCAGTTGGCGGCGGATTTGATTGACGGGAAATATCAGGGCGTTTTGTCCAATACGGCTATTGCCTCTTATGGCCGTTTGTTGCAGGGGCAGTCCGGGGTTCCTACGACTGTCAGCTTGTATGATGTTACCGGCATGCCGCTGGGAGAAGGGGGCCGGAAGCTTTATGACCGTGTTTTGCTGGATGAACCGTTTGAGGATGCTGGAGAGGGCGGGGGAATGGTTGAAAGAGAAGGAGTTCATGAGCAGGCCGGGAGTGTTGCCAATGGTTTTTCCTCTTCCGGCGGAATCAAGAAAAAGAAGCCGGAGTTCCGTAGCGGCGTGGCTGATCCGGTGGTGGATTTAATGAGGATCAGGGCGGCTGAGGGACAGTTGCCGACAACGGAAGAGATTGGAGTAACCAGCATGAATGAGGTGTTGGCGGCGGATGTGAGCGGACTGGTGAAGGATGGCGGCGTGGGGTCTCCGTCGTATATGATGTATCTGGGAGAGTTGAAGCGGAGGTGGAAGGAACATGGAGTAAGTAATGATTTTCAGGAGGCTATGGAATCTACGCTGGAGAACAGGATTGCGGCGATGACTGCTTTGGATGGAGAGCGCATTGTTTTCGATGCTGATGAAGTGATTAAGGCGATGGAAGGCATGGGAGAATTTGTAAGCGCGGAGACTTTTAATGCCCAGAAGTGGCATCGTAAAAAATTGCAGGAGTTTGAGATTGATAAGGCATCCGGAACTGGGGAATGGGCCGGAAAGACCGGGCGGAAGGTGAAAGCTGAGGAAAAGGAGAAGTTGGCCCGCCGGGAGAGCTATTTGAAGCTGGATGTGGAACAGTGCCATAAGGAAGCGGAAATTCAGAATAAACGGAATGCGATGGAGATGCGGCGGTGGGCGGTCGAGTGGCAGGCGTTGCATCCCAAAGAGAGGAATACGGTGAAGTTTTTACAGGCGATGCAGAATAAAATGAGGCATTTGACCGGACGCGATGCCTCCACGCTGGATTTGATGCGCATGGAGCATAAGAGGAATATGGAACAGGGGCAGGGAGAGAGGGGGGTAGCTTTTCCAGCTCCATTTGCTCAGGATGCGTCCATGCTGACGGATGAAAAACGTATGGAAAATGCTCAAAATGCATTGGCTGATTTGAGGAAGAAGGCTCTTGCCTTGCCAAAACCGGATGAAAGGCTGAGCGTGAGGACGAAGGCAATGAATATTCCCGTAGCGGATGTGCGGGATGCTCATGTGAAAGAGGTATGGAATGATGAGTGTTTTATTGTCGGAGAAGATCATCTGTCACGCTATCCGCAGTTGAGGGAACAGTATGTGCCGGATGTGAGTTTTGAGCTTGCGGATGGCCGGATTTATCGTCCGCAGAAGGTTGCCGTGGTGCCGGGCCGCGCGTTTGGTTTTTCCCGGAGGGCCGCTATTGCGTTGCGGCTGGTTCCCGGGTGCAGGTTCAAGGCGGCAGTCCGGTTTGATTTTCCGGATGCGGAAAGAGCGAAACATGAGGGGAGAGGGAAACTGTTCTCCAAATAATTTTATGAATACTAACTATTGAGAAAGAAATTTGACGATGCGTAATTTGTTTGATTCAGGAGTGGTTGAAAGCTTCAAGAAGACGGTTTGGAAACAGAATGAGGAAGCCAAAAGAAAGGATTTTTGGACTCAGGATGCCGTGGAAGGGGAGAATTCCCTTCCACGTGAACAGGAGGACAGAAGAAAGGCTGAGGAGGAAGAGGAAATAAAAGCATGGTCGTATGAATCTCCGGATACTCAGTCTATGATTGGCTCGGATGGGGTTTATGAAGGAAGGAACCCTTTGCCGAAGAGGAATATGAAGTGGCAAACGAGGGGGGATTTGAGGCCGCAGGCGGGAAGAAATGCGCAGTTGAATGTTCCGGATGAATCCGGGCATGTGGATTTGAGACCTCCGATTGTGAACAGGCCGCAAGTGGGGCCGGAAGCGCAGTTGAATTTCCTGTCCGACGAACAGGCGAATGAGATGCAGAGGCAGCTGGAAGAGAGGGATGGGGGTGTTCACCGCGTGCCGGGGAGCGGGATTATGAATGACCGGCAGTATTGGCGGGTGTTGAATGACTGGCGGATGGCCGGCGTGGACAGTCCGCATTATTACGTTGAACGGGCCGCTTTGAGGCGTTATGAGAAGAATCGCGGAATAGATGAAGGCTCCGTCGCCGCGGCGGGAGATGTGAGAAAAGCGCGTGCGTGGCAGTTGCTGGCGGAGATTGGGGATGGCGTGGATTTGGATGCCGGACAGGAGCAGGAGGTGGATCAAGTGCTGGGAGCCGGGACGGTAAAATTTTACAGGGGGCTGAGTCAGGAAGAAAAGGATGAGGTTTTGGTGGACGGTTATGACCGGGCGTTTGTAGGGGCAAGCACTTCACTGGGCCGGGCATATCTGGCTCAAAAGCTGGGGCTGGATACGGATGAGGCTTCTGTCATGGCGGCGGAATTGCGTCGTCAGGCGGGAGTGGGACGCGCCAGAAGGGAACAGGTGAAGAAGGATATGGAAGATGTATGGGGAGAGATCGTGGCGGCGACGGGAAGCGGGAAGGAGTTTTCTTTAGATCCCCATGACCATCAGGGACGGAGTCCGGAGTTTCTGGCAGGCGCGGCCCGGATGGCGGAGAGCCAGAAGAAGGCGGCGGCTTTAATCAGGGAGTTCGCATATGGGGAAGACGGCAAGAGTCCGCATGCTCAGGGGGTAAGGACTGGTGTGACGGGGGTCCGGGTAATGGGATTTAGTAAAGAGGGAGATGGCAGCTGGCTGGTATCGAAGCTGGTCGAGTTGAACAGGGAGGATACTGTAGCGTATCAGATGGCTTTGGAGGCTGTTCAGGGGCTGGTGATGAAGGATTCGGATGAGCACGGGCTGATGAATCGCTATTTTGAATCTCTGCCGTGGGTGGGACTGGCCAAGAAGGGGATGCAGCTCATGTTGAAGCCTGAGTTGCATAAGAATATTTTTAATGCTGCTTCCAATGTGGCCGGAATGGCTGGCGAGGCTGTCTTAGGCACGATGAGGGCCGCGTCGCATAAGAAGATGATGGCTGATGCGGAGCGGCGCAAGAGATTGAAGGTAGGGGGTGCCATGACGCCGGGAGATTACATGTTATGGCGGAAGGCTCAAGAGAATCCGAATGTGTTGAATGGACCGGAAGTTAATGATCCGCAGTGGGTTCAGCGGGTGAATCAGGTGGCGCAGGATTTACAACGGGTACGTATGGGGCAGTTTCAATCAAGGGGTAAGACTGTTTTAGGCAGGTTTATTGAAGATGCGGGTTCGGTTGTTGGCGGGGCTGTACCTTTTATGGCGAGTTTTGGTGTTTTGCCAGTTTTGCAGACGATGGAGCAGGAAGAAACGGAGTATTTGGCAAAGGGCGCGGAACCAGCGAAGGCTGCGTTGGCGGCCATGGGCGAAGGTGTGGGGATGTGGGCGGCCAATATCTGGGGGCTTGGAAAAGGCGGGAAGCTGGTAGGGAAGGCTTATGACAAACTGATGAACTGGGCCGGGAAGAAGGCGGGCTACAGGGGGCTTCTGGCGCGTGCTCTGGAAACAGACCGCTGGTGGGGGCGCGGCCCCTTGTTCGTGGGGATGGAGGGCGTTGTTCTGCATAGCCAAACGGTGATGGAGCCATATGCGCGGTATTTGGCGTCCAATATGTTTACCGGGGGGGACGGGAAGAGTTTTAATGAAGCTTTGGCGGAAGCCAAAGAGGCGATGACGTGGAGGAATTTTCTGGTGGGACTGCCGATGTCCGTACTGCTTGGGTATGGCCGGTATGCTCAGAATAGCCCGTTCCGGGCTTCCCAGGCGGCTATTGCGGAGTTTAACAGGATGAAACTGGAATGGGCGGATAGCCGGGAAGCGATGGAAGGAGGCGGTTTTGCCGAAGCGGATATTAAGGCGATTCTGAATGCAAAGAATGACGGGGAAAGGTTGAAGTTGTTTGATTTGGGGTTGGAGCGTTCTGAAATGATGAAGATGGTCCGGGAAGGAAAGGCCAATGTGGAGAATGATATTGCTCTGATGATTGTTCCGGACAGCAATGAAGCGAACATGTTGATGGAGATGGGAGCTATTCCCAGATTTGAGATTGTGGATGGAAAGGTGCGCGTTTATGGCGCGGAGTCCATGGATTTTAAGGGGCAGAAGGAGGAAGTTTCAGCCAGGGATTCCGTCGGGGCTGAACCGGGCAAGGAAATCAAAGAGGAATCAGGAGGTGAAAATGAAGGGCAGGAACGAAGAAGGAGGACTGATTATGTGGAATTTAACATGGATGAGGCAGGATATTATCTGACGGCAAAGGCCCGGGAGTGGTATTCCAATCAGGATTTTACCTTGAAGAATGCGGTATTGGGCAATGAGGCCGTGGATTATTTCGCAAAACGGTGTGATGTGCAGTTTGAAAAATCCGGAGAGTTGATGACGAGACGCTATCTGGAACGAATGGCGGATGAGGCTCTGAACCGAGTGAATGAACGGCGGCATTCCAAAGATATGTGGAGCAGGGAGGAAGCGGATGCTCAGGAAGAGGATGTTGTGTTGTCCGTGTTGCCGGGGTCTTTCAGGAACCGCGTGGAGGTGGCGATGAAACGCAATGAATTGAGCCGGAACCCGCAGGAAACCGGAAAAATCACCCAGAGGGAAATTGACGCCCGTTCCGGGGATTACGGAGTGCATACTCCCGCTTTTAATTATGAACTGGAATGCGGCAAGAAGGTGATCCGGTATTATGAGGGTGAGGCTACGTTTCTGGATCTGGTGGAGGAAATGGCGGAATTGTATGTGAAGGGGGAAATAAAGGCCGGGCGTGAATTGGGGTGGTTTGCCGGGAATTTAAAAGAGACTCAGGAGGCTTTTAAGGCTCAGGGCGTCAGGCATTGGATGTTGGCTGATGTTGATTTGCTGGATGGCAAGAGCGGCGTGAAGAAGCAGGAACTGGCCGTTGTGGAGGGGATGAGCAAATTGATGCAGGCGGTGCATGTGGGCGAGTTCAGGAAGCGGAAATTGCCGGAGAGCGTGCAGCGTTTTTTGGAGATTGCCATGGCGTTATTGAGAAAGGTGGCGGATATGGCAGGGCTGGCCGGGGCATTCCGGAAGGCGATGGATTCAGGAGCCGTGAAGGGCGATTTCGCTGCTTTCGTTTATGATGCCGTGGGGGCGGATTTTATTCAGACGCGGTATGATGCCGGTAAAAGAGAGTTTCAGAAGCGGCTCAATGAGATTAAGGGAAAACCGGAGCGGATGCTTGGGTTTTATGACTTGCACGTAGCCTATGCGGAACAGTATGGGTTGGAGAATTATTTGTATCAGCTGGAACATCCGGATACGGACAAGTTGCAGTCAGACAGCAAGTTCCTGAATTTTGTCGGGGAGAAGATGAAGCGGGAATTTGAGGCTCAGGGAAGGGAGTTTTTTGAAAAAATGAAAGGCGCCTCCCTGCAGGAAATGAAGGATGTTCTCAAGGCCGCCAGAGCATGGAACAGGCGGTATAAAAATATATATAAATTGCCGGAAGAGGCCGGAAAGACTGTTTCCTTTTCCATAACGGATAAGCTGGATGAAATGGGGAAGGATGCCGGGAAACGGAAGGTGATGGATTTTGTGGATATGGTGGTTTCCAGCGATGTTCCGGATAAGACCAGTCTGGGTGTTGTGGAGTATCGTGGCGCATCCGTGCGAGAGATTGCCGATATTAAGGCCGGTCTTGGGATTGATGTGACGGGGATGGTGCATGAGTTCCCGGCTAAAAGTATCGCGCATGCGCTGAAGAGTCATGGCCATGATTCCGAGGCGAAGAGGAGTCAGCTGAATTTAACCAAGGAGGATATCAAGCTGGCTCTGGACGTGTTGGATCATTATGACCGGGTAGAGTTTAAACCTAAGGGTAAGAATCTGTCATCCGTTATTTATGTAAAGGAGTATCCGCATGGGGAGATTCATACGGTGGAGCAGGTGATTGAGACGACAGGCCGACGCAGCAAAAAGCCCAGGCTGACGTTTAAGACAGCCTGGGTTAAGAGGACGGCGCCCGCCGGAACCGAACCCGGCGTAGAAGGGGTTTATACTCCCCGACGCCGCAAGGGTAGTATGGCAAATGAAGGGGGAAATGTCAATTCTGTTGCGGAAGCACAGGAACAGGGTCTGTTTCGGGACGGCCATTTTGAGGCGGGCAACGCGGTGATTACGGAACCGGGGGTGACGTTTTCCATTACTGCCCTGCATGCCTCCCCTCATTCTTTCCGGAAGTTTTCTACGGATTTCATGGGTAAAGGAGAAGGAGCGCAGGCGTATGGCTGGGGGCTGTATTTTGCCCAGAATCCGGAGGTGAACCGGGATTATATGAACTGGTTCGCGCAGGATAATGCGACATGGAAGTTCGGCGATGTGGAGACTTCCGATATGGAGGTGATGCATCAAGCCCTGGATGACAGGTTGTTGCCGAAGGATGCCCTGCCGGAGGTGAAGGAAGATGCGAGTGATATGATCTGGACTGTTCTCGGCGATTTGTCTGACGCCAGAGGGGATGAAGGAAAGATAGATGCGATTAAGAAAGAGTTGCGCGAGGACATTCAACATTCCATGGAATACGGGAGGACGTACCACCAGACGCTGGAGAAGATGGTCCAGCTGCACGGCGTTTACCGTTCCCTGATTGATCTTCTGGACGAGATAGAGGTCAGGCCGGGCATGCCATCCAACTACCGCGTGGAACTGAATGTAGAGGATTCCGAGCTGCTGGGCTGGGATTACGTGGACGAGACGGTTCTTGCCTTGTTGAAGGATTCCCCGGTGGAAGAGGTGCGGTATGCTTTGGAACGTGCCGAAAGACGGGCGGATTACCGCGGCGAAAACGTGAGCGGCAAAGACGTTTATCAGGAGTTGTTCGATGCTTTTTGGGATGGAGAAGATGGCACGAAACAAGAAGCACAGAAGGCCGCCAGCGTGTCTTTGCTGTCCAGCGATATTAAAGGCATCAGGTACGCCGACGGCTATACCCGCGGGAAAGTGGAGGAAGAGCAGACATATAATTACGTGATTTTTGACGACAACGATATTAAGATTACAGCGTTTGCGGATGAGTCCACCGGGGGAGAGTGGGCGGATTATGTGGATGGGTCGGCAACGTTTTCCGTGAGGGAAGATCTTCTTGGAGATATGAAACGCCAAATGGAGAAGACCCGGAGTGATGCCGTGCGTGAGTATTGGCGGCATGTAACGGAGAGACTGGAAAGGGAAGAGCTGGCAATGAGGGCGTTGATGTTGAAGCCTAAAGGGAGCGATGAGTTTTTAAGGGCGCGCATCGCGGAAGCCCGGAGCATTATGAAGGTTGCCGTGGAGACATTGCCGGAGAGCGTGCGCGGTAAACTTGCGGGGCAGGAACAAAAACTGGAACGATGGATGAAGCTGCTGGAAGGCGGAGCGTTTCATCCCGGCTATACGTTAGCTAGGCATGATGTAGAAAGATTGGCCGTTGATATGGGGATTATGCCTGAGGAGATGCCGTTTTTCATCGGGAAGAGAGTAGATGAATTGGTGTTGAAAACTTATCGGCGTGCGGCTGAGGTGATTGAACTGTATGTAAGGGATGGTCTTTTTGCGGAAACAAGGAAGATGATTTCCGAACATGAAGCGGTGATTGACGAGAAGACGCGGAAGTTCAAGGTGAGCCGTCTGGGTGCCGCTCCTACGGAGTTTTTACGGAGTGTGATTAAGCCTGCGGTTTATGCGACACATGCCGCTGCTGAGAAAAAGGCGGCGGAGTTGAGTGAGCGCTTGAGAATGCTGGAAATGCAGTTAAATGAATTTAAGGATGGAAAAGTGGTTTCCGGGATGGATGCGTTGATGAAGGAACGTATGAGGTTAGAAGGAGAGTTTAATTGGTGGATGAATTATTCTGCCGCCCGCAGCAGTGACGTAAACAGAATGCTGGGTATTCATGAGGCGGTGAGCGCGTTTATCAGCCGCAACGCGGAGGTTTGGCAAGCGCACCTGCATGAAAAATTGGAGGGATGGAAGAAGGTAGGTAAAGCGTTGATGGATGAGTTGCCGAAGGATGTGAATCAGAAGAACATGCATCTGGCAGAGGCAGAAATGACAGATTTGGGGACGGATAGCGAAACAGGACGTATTAAGAGAGGGGTGCTGAGTAGTTGGCTGGATAATACGGTCAACAAATTGCAACAGTTGGGCGACGGTCCGGGAGGTGAGTTTTTCCGCAAGTTTAAGGTAGAGTTTCTCAATGTGACCAATCGGACGCAGGCATTGCGTGCCCAGCAAGTGGAGAAGATGCATGATGTGATGAAGAAGCTCAGCGGGGCTACGTCTGAAAGAATGTTGAACCAGTGGTTGGCAGAATGGGATACCAAGGTGGATTTGGGGCTGACGTTGCGGGAAAAGGGAGTGAAGAAGACGAAACTGACGATTGACCAGGCGGCGAAGCTTTTGGAAAGGCGAGAAAAGAATCCTTGGTGGGGTGTGGATATGTATTCTCAGAAGGCGATTGATTTGCTGAGGGAAGAGTATGAGGCATGGGGACGCGGCGAGAATCGGGCGCGGAAGTGGTTTGAGGTGGAAGAATGGTACGATATGGATCCGCAGCCCATGCCGAAGCTGAGCCGGGATCAGGCCCTTTTTGTGCTGATGTGCATGGATCAGCCGAACGTGTTTGATTCCCGGATTCCAGACAGGATGACGCCGATGAGGCGCAGGGGGTGGACGGATGAGCATAAAATGAAGCTGGAAGAGTTTATAGGCCCGGAGGGGATGGCTTTGAAGAGTATTTTGTTTGAAGAATATGCTCAGGTGGGAGATATGATCAGGCCGCTTTACGAAGACCGCTACGGAGTGCCTTTCAGCAAACGCCGGAATTATTCCCCGCTCCGCTGGATGGTGGATGAGACGAGGGATGATAGTGAACTGGCTTCCATTCTTGGCGACGACGGCACGATAGCCGTAGGCAGGTCTGACGGTTTTCTTTCTGTCCGGGATGAGAGTCACCAACGATATCTGAACACGACGCAGGGTGCGCTTACTCTGTTTTGGAAGCATCATGCGAATGCTGTTAATTGGGTATGCACTCAGGAGATGGTAGAACGGTATCAGGGGATTTTGAGTGATCCATCTGTAGCTCAGAAATTGAAGGTGAATATAGGGGCATTGGATTACCGGGGTTTTCAAACGTTAATTAACCGGCTGGAACATGGGGGTAGGGATGCTGTAGCCGAACTGGATGCGGCGGAAGTTGTGAAAAATCGCATTATGAATGCCCGTGCGGTGAGCGTTTTGGCTGGTCAGGTGACGTCTTTGTTGAGACAAACGACGGCAGTATTTAATGCCCTGCATGGATGCGATTTGAGCACGGCGGAGTGGATTCACGGAATGTCCCGGGTGATTAGCGGGAAGTCTGTGTTGAGCGTTCGGGAGTTGTTTTCTTCCGATTTGTTTCAGGCAAGGAAGGATGGATTTATGTATTCCGTCCTTTTGGGATATAAAAAGCAGCTTGGGGGCAGGCTGGGACTGTTGGAACAGTTGAGCGAGAAAAGTATGAATGCGTTAGGCTGGCTGGATGCCGGATGCAATGCGGTGAGTTTTGCCGCGGCATTTGACCATTATTTCCGTCAGGGCGTGGAACAGGGCATGAGCAAGCCGGAGGCGATGGAGTATGCTCGGGATGTGATAGAAGAAGGGCTTTCTACGGCTCAGCCGACGAATTGGACGCAAATGCCAAAAATGCTTGAAAAGACGAAGGGGATTTTTTCTGAAGAATGGTTTTTGATGTCGGAAACGCTTCAACGGGGGGCGACTGTGTTCAGTTTATGGAAAAGAGGCAAAAAGAAACTGGCGATGCGGAGCTGGCTGGTTCAGGGGGTGGCTATGCAGGTTCTTGGGTATTTGATTAATAATGTCATGAGACCGGGGGGCGATGATGACGAGAAGAAGAATCCGTTGAATTATCTGCCGGGGATTGTACTGGGGCCGTTGAATGGAGTGCCGTTTTTAGGGCGTGGCGCGGATTGGCTGATTGAACAAGCGGCAGATATTTTTGATTTAAAGGTTCAGACTAGGACGGGCATTGCCGGTTCTGAGCTGGAGTTTATGATTAAAGATTTGACGGGATTATTTCAGGATTTGGAACAGGTGGATAACTGGCAGTCAGTAAGGATGAAATCCCGGGGAGTTGCTACTTTAGGCAGTATTACGGCCATGCTGGGGGCATGGCGGAATCCGCGTGGCGGGGCTATTACTTCCGTCAGTCTGGGCATGGCAGTTATGGCTAATTATTTCAAACATCTTGCCGGGATGGCGGAGAAGTGGTTTGGCGAGTAAAAATCAGTAATGGATAGGTTGGGACATTTTGCGGTAGGTGTATCATTAGCAGGATAGTTTTTTATTTTGCCTTCCGTCATGTTTCAGGCATGGCAAATGAATTGACATCAGAAGACATAAAGACGATTCAGTACAGCCGTAGGCTGCGGGCAGACCTGCAACAGACGGCATCGAAACTGAGAGGATTGGTGACTGTGCATACAGGCATCAGGGACAAGATGTTTGAGATACCAAGAATAGGTAAACGGGCTTTGTCCAAATCCACCGGAGGGAAAGCGGATACGCCGGATAATGATAATACGTTTTCCAAACGGTATATGGTTCCAGAGTGGTGGGAGGACGGTTATATACATGATCGTCAGCTGGATTTGCAAACCCAGTATGGGGATCAGATTATTACACAAACTCAGGAGGCTCAGTTAGCCGCTTGTGAACGCACGATTGATGCACGTATTGTTGATGCGTGCCTGTCGGATGCTTTACAAGCGGGAGAGTCCGGGCCGGTAAAGGTGGCTTTACCTGCTTCTCAGCGGATTGCCATGAATGCCGTTTATGGGAAGGCTCCGGCAGAACCGGTAGATACCGGTTTGACGTTTGACAAGATCCGTTTGGCCCGCGCAAAACTGGTTAAAGGAGAAGCATTGAAACGCGGAGATAAGGCTATTTTTCTTGTTTCTGTCAATCAGTTGATGGAATTGCTTGGCGACGAGAAAGCAACAAATGCTCAGTATGTTGCTGTGAAGTCCCTGATAGAGGGTGATTTGAAAACTCCTTTCATGGGGTTTGAATGGGTACAGACAGAACAGTTGCCTTACGATGAGGCAACGAAAAAACGTACTTGTGTGGCGTATGTGAGGGAAGCCATTGATTTCGGGTTCTGGGAAGATTCCCGAACAGAGATTTCCAAACGTTCGGATAAGAAGAATTGTACGCAGATTTTTACCACTATCGGTTTGGGCGGCGTGCGATTTGAAGATAAGGGGGTAGTAGCTGTGGAATGCTACGAAGAGCCGGATGAAGCGTAATGAAACCGTCCTGAGGATTTTTTCCCTCAGGACGGGTAATATAAATGGTTAATAGTGAATAAGAGAATCAGAAAAAAGAAGTTGAAAATCATGAAAAAGTTTACTGATGAAGAGAAGAAAGCGGCTATTGAGGCCGGAAAGCAGGGCGTGAAAGATGCCTATCAGAAGACGGAAGGCAAAGGATTGAAATGGTGGGAACGGCTGTTGTGGCTGGTTCTTGCCTGTCTGGTTTATGCGGCATCTGCGCTGTTGGGCGGTTGCTCTACTTCTGCCGGTATGAGCCTGTCTTCCGAACAGGGGATGCTGGTGGTGTCCCGTGACGGGAAGACGGGGGCTGTGGTGGTGTCCGTAGTGAAGTCTCAGGATGAAATAGCTCCTGTTGTTCAATCGCTAAAGAAGTAAAAGGTTATGTGTAAACTTTCCGAAGTGCCGGCACGTTTTTTGGAAATCGCTAAGGCGTCTCCGGTGATTGCCTGTGTCATGATGTCTTTGGCTATTTGCGGCGGGGCGTGCTGGTACATCGGGGAGGTGGTCAGCCACCACAATGACCGGCTTTGTGATTTAATGACCATGCAGACGCAGGCTCAGGTAGAAACGGCTAAAGCCATTCAGTTGTTGGCTTTAAGGGTAGAAGATATCGAGAGGAAGTTTGAGAAATAAATAATGTCTTAAAGAGAGATAGTTATGGCAAAAAATAAGAAAAATAAAGGGAAAGGATGCGGGAAATGAAGGTTGTTGCTTTGAGCATTGGGCATAGCCCGCAGGATGGAGGGTCTGTAATGACGAACCGGAAATATTCAGAGTATGGGTTCTGGAAGTTGCATATTAGCAAGGTGAAGGATGAGTTGGAGCGGCTGGGTTATGAGGCTGTGGTGTGTAACCGGTCTGAGGCTGGGGGAACGACACCGATTTACGCGGCCCGGAGGTGTAATGCCGTTGGCGCGGATTTGGCCGTGGAGTTTCATTTTAACGGCGCAGATACGGGAATTGGTGGGACTGAAACGTTGTATTGGTACGCCTCCAAGAACGGGAAGAAAGCGGCTGAACTGATACAGGCGGCGATGTGTGATGTGCTGAGGCTCCCTGATCGCGGTTTGAAGCCGGTTAAGTGTAAGAGTGACAGGGGGTATTATTATTTTAAGGACACTCGGATGCCGGCGTTGATGCTGGAACCTGCGTTTGCGTCCTCACACGTGACGGATTGCGACAGATTAGAAGAGCGGATTGACGCGCTTTGCGTAGCGATTGCCCGCGCCATAGATGGGTATTTCCAACAAGTGTAAGATATGGTTGAGCTGAATACGTGGGCTGGGCTGGAACCCGCCGTGATGGATATTAAGACGGTGAGCGGTCTGGCTCAGGTGTTTGAGCTGACGCTTACAGATTCTGCGGGGAGTGTGGTAGATTTGGAAGGCGTGACTTTCAGGGGGGCCGTGAATACGGCTCCCCTGCGGGAATTGATGTGCTCCGCAGAAGGGGGGAAGGTATTGTTTGGATGGTCTGGCCTTCCAGCCGGGCGGCATAGTTTCGATTTGTTCTTAGTGACGGGACAGGTGGAAAAAGCGTTGGTTCGAGGGGCCTTTGTGGTTTCCGGACGTGTAATGCCGCCGTTGGATCAGGAAAGCTATTCTGTTAATCATGCGGCTACGTTGGTTTTGCCAGATAATACGGATGGCATCATTCTTGTTGAATTATCGGAAGTTGGGCTGGTAGATTTACTAAGCCGAAAAGCCGGGGCGTTTGCCGAAGAGGCAAGAGACCATGTTTCTTCTGTTCGGGAACTGAAAGAATTTATTGTACAGAAAGTAGATGGTTTTGGGTATGTTGTAGATACAGCTACCACGGCTATTACGGAAGTTGGGAAGTCTGCCGTGGCATCGGTGGAATCAGGCCGGGAAGAAGCGGTCAAGGCGGTGGAGGAAGCCGAAGAGACGGCTACCACGGCCATTACGGAAGCAGGGAAGTCTGCCGTGGCATCGGTGGAATCAGGCCGGGAAGAAGCGGTCAAGGCGGTGGAGGAAGCCGGAGAGATGGCTACCACGGCCATTACGGAAGCAGGGAAGTCTGCCGTGGAATCGGTGGAATCTAGCCGGAGGGCCGCGGTGGGGACGATTACGCCGCTTGTTCAGCGTGCCGAAACCGCTAAAGAGGCTATAGATCAGGCGGAGGGACGCATCAATACGGCCGCGACTAATGCCGCGACATCCGCCACAAGCGCGGCCAATTCCGCGACGGCGGCAGCTAACGCCCTGGCGGCCATGCCCCAAGTGGACGCCGCCGGCAACATGACGCTGGCCGGAGGTCTTACGGCGGCGGGGGCCGTCAACGCCAACGGCGGCGTCAACATCCCTCTTGCTGTCGGTGCGCCGACCGATACGGGGGCGGTCAACCGTCTGTATGCCGCCGGGTTGGCCGCCGTGACGGACGCTTTTTCCGTCAGGTGTTATCCGCTCCCGGCGGATTGTTCGTCTTCCAATGGAACGGTTTTCAAAACAGACAAGGAACCCAATTCTCTTTATTTCAACGTCCCGGCCAATTCCGCTTTTACCGTGAAATGCGGCCTCGTGACCAACGCTAGGCCCATGCACAATTATTCCAGCATCCGGGGGTGGGTGGCTCCGGTGCGCCTGCCGGCTGTCAGCACGAAATTCACGGCCAGGTTCGGCCAGATGAAAACGGTCGTGCGCATGGGAAGGGACAGGGACGCATTTACGCTGGTGCCGGATCAGGCGGCGGGCGGCTACAGGATTGGGGAGATTATTGACATTACGTTTGATCATGTCCGGGACGCGGCCGCAGGGGGGTATCACATTCGTGTCCGGGAGATTTATTATTCCAATGCCGAGCAGAAATGGAAGATGAAGACGACGCAGGCCCTCGCGCCGGAGACGTCTTTCAATAACGGTTATCCCGTCTGCGTGTACGCGGTGGTTTACGAGCAATACCAGGACGGAGGATATGATACCGAAGACAGGGGAGCGTTGTGGCTGCTGCATGGCGGGAATTCTTCCCGCGGCTGCGTCAAGATCGCCACGGTGAAGGGGGTTCATTGCTTTGAGAGTATTTATCCCTTTTCCGGATATTATCTTGATATTGAGAATACCAACAGCTGGGCGTTGGCCGGAGCGTTCCTTCCGGCGACGATGCACTTGCATTGCAATAATGTCAATCCGGCGTATTACGGGTTTTCCTCCATGGAGAGCAATATCATTGTCTCCGAGGCGGTGGAGGATTTTGTTGACCCGGAAGCCGAATAAGAAACGACGGAAGAAACGACTACCGAAGATTGAGCATGAATAATTCAGAGATACAGATACAGTTTCCCCGGCCCGGCGAGTGGGGAGAATTCACCCTGACGGCCATTTACCAGGACGCGGGCGGTTATCGACCTCCGGCGCGCTATACGGCGGACGAAATACCAGCGGAACAGACCCCGGCCATGGCCGCCGTAGTTGCCGCTTTGGTTGGACTGGCGGAGCCATGGCAGGCCTGTCAGGTATGGGCGCGGCTGTGTGTGACTATGAATTATGATACTGCAAATGATCATAGGGAATATGTTTTTGCCGTGGATTTGACCGTGGAGGCTGTCAATCCGCAGGGCGGGCGCAGGGTGTTCACTTCCCGTGATTACCCGGCTTTTATCATCACGGAACCCGCCGCCGTGGAGTTTTTCAAGTTTTTCACTACTGTAAATGAATAACAATGAATCAATTAACCAATGAGCAAAAGAAAGCGGCTCTTTTGGAGTGGATAGAACAAAAAAATAACAAAGACGATGACTAAAGATAATCAATGCAATCATGCCGGAAGATACCTTTACTTACTTGTCATTGAAACTCCCGGACGTAAGCAGGAGATGCACATGCTGCACAGCAGGAAGCAGCGTACAGCCTACAAAGCCCAACACGCGGAATGGCATCTCAACAGCACCTACGTGGAGTATGACTTGTCGGAACATCTTATTAACCAATACCTGAACAAATGAATATCAGTATTTTAGATATACGCGAAGAAGCGTATGAAGCCTTAGGGGTGACAGAATTGCCGGGTTGCGAGCATCCTCATTATGAACAGTCATTAAAGATCATCAAGGGGGTATTGTTGAGATGTCTGGAAGGTCATTCGTGGTATTTTGCACGAAAAAGAGTGACATTATCCGGGAATGATGGAGCGTTTGCTCTTCCTGATGATTTTCTTTTACTGTTATGGTGCTCAGAAAAGAGCTATGAACTGCTTGGCCGTGAATTAAGGTGTTTTGCAGGAAATTCTTTAGAAGTGTTGTATATCTCTCGGAGTTGCGTGGATGCTTTGGAGAATAACGGTGTGGCAGATCTGCCGGCATATTTTATAGAATGTGTTGTGTGTAAAACGTCAGAACGTTTGGCCGTGATTGTGTCAGGAAGTATGGATAAGAAGCTGTCTTTGCATAAGTTATACGATGTTATTTTAGATGAGGCAAAATTGGTTGATGTGAGGCAGTATGCGAGTAATGGGCGGGTTGTGGCTCCGCTGGATGCCATGATTGGAGTGGATGGTGATTTTTTCCCCCCTACTTATTGATTTATGAAGTTTAGCAGGTTTGGTTTTGGTTCCGGGCTGATGTCCCGTGATTTAGCAGGGAGGGTTGATGTGGATGGAGTTTCCCGCGCATGCGTGGAAATGAAGAATTTTGAGTTGTTGCAATCCGGTGCCGTCCGCAGGCGTTTTGGTAGCCGGTGGTTGGCGGATTTATCCGGACGACCTGTTGCCATGCAGGCGTTCCGCTGGTCGAACGGGATGTTAGCCGTAGTTGTGGTGCTGGATGCGGAGTTGATTATTTTTTCTGAGGATGGTGTCAAATTGTTCCGGTGCGCTTATGATTCTAATGGCGGTATTGTCCGAATGCGGCAAATTAACGATCTGGTTATCATTACCAATTCCAACAGATTGCCCGTGAAACTGACGAACCGGGGTGGCGTGTATGATGTGGCGGAAATTACGTGGGATCATTATCCATTGGAGGGGAGTTTTAATCAGTCTTTCCCTTTGTCGTTTTCCGGAGTGAATTTCAGGGTAGCGGATGCCTGGGATTTTTGCGAACGGGGAGAGACCGGAGAGAATACGTCAGATTCGGGGGAGGAAGTGGTAGAAGTGGACAGGAAGACTTATAGCTTTGGCTTTCAGCAATATGTGAAGCAACATGGATATAAGCTGAATAATGAGTATATTATCATTGTACAGTATCATTCAGGGAAGGGGGTTTATTATTGGGAAAAGGCCAGTTTGACTACGGGCAAGTCGGAAGCTTATTATAATTATTTCCCTTCCGTAACGGTGGCGGGTGGCATGACCTATCGTTTGAATTTTCCGGGTAAATGGGCAGGTACAGTCATTATAGAGGTTTCTACCGATAACGGATCTTCTTGGCAAGAACGTACTCGATTTGACGGGAAACTGACGGAATTAGAAGAAACTGTAGAACGGGATACATTGTTACGGTTTAAATTTTATGAATATTCCAGTAATTTCAACTGGGTGGAACAGCCTGTGATAGAGGTTTTCCGCAGGATGACCGTAACACCTTCCGAAGATGGGGATGTGATTCGCGCGGAGTATGACGGTAAGATGTTTTGTGTAGGCGACGTACTGGCAATACGGCATAAAATCAGCGAACGGAAGAGGTATTTCGATGTGGGCCAACACATGAATGGATTGTCGGCGGCAAACCTCAAGACAACGAGTTATGCTATAGGTAAAAAGTTGTATTCCGATATTTCCGGCATTCGCAAGTATTGGACTTGCGTGAAGGAATGGACTGCTGATTCAACGGTAGCAAGCGGTGCTGATCTGGATGCGTGGCCGTCTTATTTTGAACCTGGGATAGAGTTTTTCCGTTCGGTGGTGAGCGGGGAATTTGAGTTTGGGTCTGTCAATAAATCCGATTATAATTTGTGGGCGGTTCAGACTTCTTCTGATGGTCTGAGGTGGGAGAACATGATTACCAATGTTGATAGCTATGCGCCTAATACGGAGGTCATTTTAACGGGCAATAATGATGGCGTTCCTTTGTTGATGAGGTGCGTTATTTTAGAGCATGACGTTAATCTTGCCGTTAGTAATATGGGCAAGAAGTATTTTAAGCGTAAGAGGTTTGATTTAATCAATTATGCGGAGATTGTTTCCTTAAAGGATGATGGGACAGGACAAGTGACCCTGTTAAATGATCCTGACATGTTTGACGTGCGTCATTGCTGGGAGTGGGATTTTTTTGCATTCCGGAAACAAAACGGTTTCCCTGTAACATGCGTGTTACATGCCGGACGGCTGGTGTTCGGCGGTACGTCCGGACAGCCTCTGACGCTGTGGTTTAGTGCCGTGGACGATTATTTCAATTTCCGTACCGGCGATAATACGGCGGATGCCATGTTATTAACGCTTGTGAGCAGTCAGCAAAGCGAACTTGTGTGGGCGGCGAGTTCCGGGACGGCTTTGCTGTGTGGAACAACCTGCGGGGAAGTGGCCGTCAGGTCTATTAAAGCTGACGTACTGAGCAGTTCCTCCGCCGTAGCAGAACAGCACAGTAATTGCGGAAGCTTTTCAACAAGTGACGTGTTGATGACTACGGATGCAATTATGTTTGTAGACCGTTCCGGCAAGAGGCTGAGGCGTATTAGTTATTCGATGGACAGCGAATTTTATTTCGCACGAGACATGACCGTATTTTCCTACGGCGTGTTGAGCGGAGGAATTAACGGGATGGTATGGCAACGTGCGCCGGAACCGGTAGCGTGGGTTGTTCCGGAATCCGGGGAGTATGCAGGTAAATTGATGGGGATGCTGTATAATCCGGATCAGGAACTTGCTTCTTGGTTTTGCTGGGATTTTGGGGGGGATGTTGTTGGCTTGGCCTGTACGGCAACAGGGAGGGCTGTCGATGAATTGTTCTTTGCGGTGCAGAGGGATGGAGAATTGACGCTTGAAAAGATGGATTGGGAAGCCCGCGATTATGATTGCGTGGGAAAAGGAAAAAAGAGTGTGCCGTTTAATGCCGTATTGAGGACGACCCAAATGGATTTGCCGGAGTTTAACGGGATGAAAGCTGTTACCCCGAAAGTGAGCGTGCTGATGGACGAGGTTGATTTGACTGGTGCCAAGTGTGGTTGTGGAGCCGGGAGCATGCAACCGTTCGCTGTAAGTGAGGGTAACGGCTGGGTGAATGTTGTGGCTCCAACGGACGGACAATACAAGCGGGCCTTGGAATTGAGCATTGCACGGGGGCATGGCCTGATTCTGGCCGGCGCTATCAGCAACGATTAGAATGAGGGCAATTTGTTAAAGGCTTCTTCCGATTCCCGCAAAGAGAAAGCGGCATATCCTTCATGGATCTTCGCAGAATCGTGGCCTACTATTTTCTGTACAATCAGGGGCGGCACTCCCGCTTCATGAAGAAGAGTGGTAGCTGTGTAGCGCAGACTATGAAAGGAGAGGGCGTTTTTGTGCCGGGTTTTTTCCTGAGATGTTCCATATTGTTTCTGATACCGTTTCCCGGCAAGAGAAGGATCCCGTTCAACGAGGCCGCAGGTGAAGAGGATTTTCCCGAATTCGTTGGACAGGGTGGATGATTTTCCCGTGCGCTGGTATTTTTGAGCCGCGGAGGGGTGTATGTATTCGTTGGTGCGGTGGGGGTATCTTTCTTCCAGCAAGGCGCGTAAACGGCTCCACAAAGGGATGACGAGGGATTTGCCGCGTTTTTGGGTGCGGAAGTGGAGAATGCCTTTCTCAAAATCCACGGCATCCCATTGGAGGCAGGCAATATCTCCCAGACGCTGGCCGCCTGTATATAGGGAGGTGAGTATCATACTGCGCCATTCCTCATTGCTGTTGGTCAGGATAAGTTGAAGCTCTTCCACGGTAAACGGGCGGCGGGCAACTTCAACGGAAACGGTGCGGGAGAGGGATGAAAGATGCGTCACCGCTTCGCAGGGGTCGGTGTCCAGCAGGTTCAGTTTTTTTGCGGTGCTGAAAAAATGGCGGATGGCACTAAAATGTTTTTTGCGGGTGGATGGCCGGAAACGGTTATTCAGCCAGTTTTGAAATTCGTCCATCATGATGGAAGTAACAGAATCCAGCGGAAGAACGTCTTTTTCTTCTATCCATTCAAAAAAGAGGCGCGTTGCGTCGCTGTAGTTCCGATAGGTGGCTTCTTTTTTGGTTTTGGACATGAGGGCGAGCCTCTCTTCAATCCATTCCCGCACGGATGGAAGCCTGAGCGTTTCATTACTCAGGTCAGCGAGTACGCGTCGGATATGGGTAGCCTTGAGTTTCTGGTTGGCGGTACGTTCGTAGGTGTTGGCGATTTCTTGAGCAGTTTCCCGTAGTTCTTTGGCCGTTTGTTCGGAACCGGGAGGCGGTTCAACTGGAATCTTTGTGGAGCGGGAAACAGTTTTCCACGCGCCGTCAGGGAGTTTGCGGGCAAATTGAGCAATCCAGAACCGGGACGTTGGAAGATGTCTGATGATAGCCAC